TCTGATATCCAAGGGCCGGACCAGAAACGACGAAATCGCCAGTCCCCGTGGATTGTGCAATGAACTTGCAGGCATCTACGAAGGAGGCCATCGACTAGCCCTGATAGACGGTTGACAGCGCCATTCCGCTTTCTTGGCCGTACCTGGTGATGATTGGGGAGCCGCCGGTTGTCACTCCGGTTGTCTCCAGAGACGTAGCAACATTGATACCTATTGACGGAGCCACCGCATATCGCGATGGAGTTGTAAAAGTAAAATCAATTGCGCTGGAAGACGCATCAACGCGGTTTTCAACATTGCCGCGAATCCCGGAAAAGGTCGTCGTCGAATTCCAACCGACGCCGATAGTGTATGAAGCCACGCTACTGTTCGTAGTAGATGTTGCAATTCTGTTGGTTTGCGTAAAATCAACTTGAATGCGCTGCTCCGCAAGGCCCATGAAAATTGTCATGGAATTAGCGGTGCTGTTGTTCGAAGGACGGATTGTTGCGGCCGAGTAGGTCCAAGAAGCCGTTGAATCGCCAGCAAGCAGCGTGATCGGCTGCCTATTGTAAGCGTTCCATACGCCCCACTTCCGGGACTGGCCGAAGGCCGTGTGACACGTCACCTGGCCGTTGCTACTGTCCATGAAGATCGACCCGAGATATGTCCCGGCGTTCGCATCGATCGTATACGTGGTGGCCCCATTCCTTCCCGTCATCGAAACGGCGTTGACCCAGAGCCCCTTGACTCGCGTCAGCTCGGTCGTGCCAGCGCCAGTTCCGCGCGAGCCAGATCCGGCTGTTGCCGAACTCCACGCAGGGCCGGTCGCCAAGGTGGCGACGCCGGAATTGCTGAATAGAAAGACGTCGTAGATGTTGTTCGCCGCATGGCTCGATGCCAGCGTCAGCGTGAGTTCCGAGAACTCTGTCGGGACCATGGTTGACCCGTTGTAAATCGGGGCCTGGTTGCCAATGAACGGAGTGTAATAGACGGCTGTTGCCGCAGTCACGCCGCTGGTCAAGACAGGCGTTCCGCTGGTGAGCGTCAGGCGGCCTTGCGGAGGCGGCACCGAAGCCGTCGCGCTCGATGCATTGACAGCGGTCCAAACAGCCGTCGAGGACGTTCCCGTGGTCGTGCAGACGTACAGAATGTTATTGGTATAATCCCAATAGAAGTCGGGCAGGATCGTGCTCGATCCGGCCGTTCCCGCCACGCTGCCGTTCGGAGAACCGGACCCGGTCAGGGTCTTGGCGATCAGGGACGAATCTCGCGCCGAAACGGGATCGGCGGTCCAGATGGTATTGCCGCTGGAGTCCTTCAGGACGACCTTGTATTCCAGGTCTTGAAGGAAGATGTCTGTGGAGGCCCTGCCGGCAGCATTGAGCGGAACGGGATTTGTGATCGGCGTGCTGAGGGATTCGTCGGAATAGACGCTCTGGAGCGTGCTGGTGCCGCTGGCATAGAACGTCAGGCTTCCGCCGGAATACGCCTCCGGGGTAGAGTCCAGAAACTGAGGATAGGGATTGTTAAAGCGTCCGGCCATCGTGTTTCCTGAATGGAAAAGGCCCCCCGGATGGGAGGCCCTTGCTCTCGCGTTGATCTGGCTCTGTGTGCCTTACCCTTACGGGCTAGTTCTGTTCGTCCTGGGCGCCTGCGGGCACCGCGCCTTGAAGCTGGCGCGTCAAAGACCCGACATCGACCCCGCCGATCTGCTTGCCGATGTTGTCGGCGACCGCCGTGGCAAACAGCTTTGAGGCCTTCTGGTAGCCCTGCACATTCGCCGCCGTCTGCGCCGTAGTCGCACGCTGGTAAGACTGCGCCCAAGCGGCCATGGCTCGAGCAGAGGCCGGACGTGACAGCACTAGGGACAAGCCGCCAGCACCAAGGAACGTGGTCACAGCCGACACGGGGTCGGCCACAAGCCCGGCACCAAAGGCGCCCCCAAGCGTCGTTTGCCCCGTACCGCTCGGATTGGCATATTGGTTGAGCTGCTTGAACCGCTTCGAGATGGTCGCAATGTCGTCGATCGCGTCCGCATGGCTTGTCTGCCCCGTAGACCTGAATAGAAGGCGCTTACCTTCCGGGCTCAGCCCGCCAAGTCCGCTCGGTCCAAGCAGACGATCGGGGCTGAACGTTCCGTCCGGCGCACGCCCTAGCCGCTCGACCAGCGCGGACGCGACCTCGTTCCATTTGTCCGGCCCAACCGCGCCGCGAACCCGCCCCAACAGCTTGAGATCGGCGCTGGACTTGGAGCCGGCCGCCTGCACCATCTTGGAGAAGATGCCCTCTTCGCTGTTGACATTGAGGACGCGCTGCAAATCCTGACGGACGTCGGCCCAGCGTTTGGCGGCCTTCTCGGCAGCCTCATAGGCCTTGAGCCCGTCCGGTCCACCAGCGCGGGCGATCACAAGGCGCATGTCCTTGGACAAGGCGCCATAGATCTGCTTGACCTCGGTATTCCTCATGCCCTGAGGAATTTCGACATTCCCATCTAGCATTTCGCCGAAATAGGACCTGAGATCCTTGATCCCCTCATAATTCATGCCGGGGCGGGACAGCGCCTCTTCCAACTCAGTCACCTTTTGAGTCGGAGGCCCGTGGTGCATTCCCTTTTGCGGCAGAGCTGCGTTGGTCCGGCGTCCCTCGATTTGAGCCGCAATGGCTCGCGTATTGGGCAGCGGCGCTATCGTGGTCGGGTTCACCAGGTTGTCAACGTTGGTGTAAAGCGCGTCCACCTTCTGCTTGATTGGGCCGGCCTTGATGGCCTCAGTCACGCCCTCCCGCACGACCTGACCAGCCGTGGCGGCGTCGCTCGATCCGAAGCCGGCGCGGGCGGTATTCATCGCCTCGCCCATCTGATCGAGAGCGGTTTGAGAAGCCTTGCGAAGCGGCTGGCCCGCAACTGGAACGTTGGCGGCAATCTTGCCGACTTGCTGAACCGAGCGGCTGTCGCTGGTGACAGCGCGGGGAAGGTCGATCCCCTGCCGCTGGGCAGCAAGGGCGACTTCCTGCCCTTCGGTCAAGGCCGGGGGCGGCACAGGAGCGCCCATCTTGGCCGGACGACCCGCGGCTAGCGCCGTCTCCACGGACCTTTTAGCGTCCTCGTAGGCGGCCCCGCTCGCCTCGCGCTCTCTTGCCACCTCTGGATTGATGAGACCACCCACGGCCGTCTCTGCGGCGGCAATCGGGTGTCCAAGGGCAGACTTGAGAGTTCCGGTCACGGGAGAGGCCGCGATCCGTAGTGCACCGCCCACCGCATTGGGGACGGACATCAGCCCCTCAACCACCCCCATTTCGCCACGCCGGCTCAGGGCGGTAATCGGCTCTAGTCCTGCTTTTGCCTCGCTGACGATCTCGGTCGGAATGTCCCGAATGGCTGCCGGGACCATCGACGGTTCTTGCTGCCTCAGGCCGGGGTTTGACTCGTCGCCCTTGAAGCGGTCCGCAAAGGTCGGCTCGGCCTGTGGATCTGGCTCCGCAACCGGGTCAGCATCCCACCAATTGCCGGCGCCCATGTTTGATGCCTGAGCTTCAGGGGCGTAACCTAGCGCCTTCGTGAAGCGCTTGCCGTACTCGTCCACTGACGTTCCAAGCTGATCTCGGGCGTTAGGGTTTTTCATCCCCTTCTCGCCGGCAAACCACGCTTTGGCGGCACCTTCGGGGCCATATTTGTCAACGTACTGGCCAAAACGATGCTTGAAGACAGCCTCTTGCGCGTCTGGACTTGCAAGGAACTCTTGCGCAGTCAGTCGCTTCCCAAGCGCCGCTTCAGTCCACTCCGGGATATTAGCGCCCATGACCTGATACTTGCCATGCGCCCGATCGCCGGTCTTCGTGGTCGGACCAAGGAGGTCGTAACGCCCACCACTCTCGATAGAAGCAATCGCGGAACCATAATCAGGACCAGACGAAGCTACCGGGTCGCTATCCCACCAATTCGCCATCAGCGCTTGACCCGCATCTTACCATCGGGCGCCATGTATTGAGCGCCAGGTTCAAGCCTGTCGTATTCTTCGCGAGTGATGGCCTTTGTATTGCTAGCCCCGCCCTTGTCCGCCTTGATACCGAAGCTTTCCAGGTTGATGCCGTAAGCCTTGGCGATCGTAGCCGGGTTATATCCCTCCTCTACCATCGCAGATGCCTTTCGCTTCAAGCCCGTCTCGACAATGCTTTTTTGGATCTGAAGATTCTTCTTGATCTGAGCCGGGTCCATGCGCGGGTTGACGTCAGCTTTTTCGAATGCTGCAGTTTCTGGCGCGGTCAGCGCAGACCCGAACAGGTCGTTGCGGACAACGTTCTTGTAGCGATCGTATCCCTGCCACCAAGTGGCGCCCTCTGCGGTCGCCTTTCCGACCATGGACTCTGGCAGGTATCTACCTGCGACATTCGCACCCTCGCCGACAATCGTGTGGCCACCGTACTCATCCTTAAACGTGTCGCCGAACGTATTGAGGTTAGCAAATTTCGCGCCCTCGTCATTGAGCTTTGTAATGTCTCCAACAGACATGCGGCGCGGCTTTTCCTTCAGCGCGGTCGTTTCCCTGATATACTCAGGATCTTGCGGGCCGCCCTTGATCGGCGCCAGCGAGCCATCAGGGTTTTTCTGGAAGCCGGTCGGGACCTTGCCGCCCTCGATCGTGGCACTCAGGGCACGTTCCTTGAGGTCAAGGCCACGGCGCTCCATCGCCTGATCCTGCTCGAACTTGTATTTCTGGAAGTCGAGCGTCGGATCTGACGTCTGCGCAATCATGCTCTTGAGCAGCAGTGGAGACGGCGTGTTGCGCCACTGCTTGTACGCCCGCTCGTCCAGAAGGCCCTTCTGGTACATGCGATCGGCCGCCTCGCCCCACTTCGAGGCGAACTCCGGAGTATTGACGTAGGTCTGAAGGCCGCGTGCCTCAGCCCCCATCTCGAGTTGGGCCTGCTTGAACTGTGCAGCCCGGTTGTCCATCTCCATGCCTTGCAGCTTGGAGGCCTGGGCAAGCGGAGTCGCAGGGTCGAAGGTCGGGATTTGCGCCGCAAGCGTGTTGTCGATCATCGCCATTAGTAGAGCGCCCCGGTATTGGTCAGATAATTACCGTATGACGATGCCGGCTTATAGGCGGACTGGCTCATCTGATTGTACAGGGACAACGAGTTCAAGCCGCTGTTGAAGCCCTTGGTCATGCCGAGAATGCCGGACGCTTCCGCCGTCCCGCCCGCCATGTAGGCGTTGCCGAGATTGCTGCTCGCCGTGTTGACGTTCGCGCCCGAGCTCGAACCGATCTGGCCCAGCATGCCGGCTGCACTCTGCCCTTGCGTGGACAACCCGCCAAGACGTGACAGGTAGTTGGTCAGGTTCTGCGTCGCGAGGCCGGAGCCGTATTCCGTCACAGCACGAAGCTGGTTGCCGCTCAGCAGGCTTCCCTTGGCCGCAGCGGAATTGTCCAGCGCTCCGATCCCCTCCTTGAGGGCGAATTGATAATCAGGCGAGTTCCGGAAGGCGGCAAGCGCATTCTGACCAAGCGCCGGGTCAGAGCCATTCAGGCCATAGAACGAGGCCAGGAGATTGTTTGCACCCTGCCCCGTGGTGATGAACGGATTGAGGTTGCTGCTGGCCTTCTCGTAATTCTCGCGCTGGAATTGAAGGGCCTGCTGCTGAGCGGCGGCGGCCTGCGCGGCGGCCTTCTCTTGCGCGCTTGAAGCCTTGCTGGCACCGTACATGGTGGCGCCGGCGCCGAGAATGCCAGCACCAAGAATGGCAAGTGCAGTACCGATCATGAAGCCAAGATCCTGATATGGGTGCTTTCGCCCGGAATGTATCCGCGGCGCCGATACAAGCGTGAGAAAGCCGCATCACGCTCTCCGGAAAGATGCGCGCCGATGAAGAAAGACGCTCCACTCTTCGCGGCGTCAATTTCCAGTTCGTCCATCAGGGTAGAGCCAATCCCCGTCCTGTGCTCTGGCCTGCAATACCAAAACACTTCCTGACCTCCGAAGACAGACATATTGAAATACAGCGGGAAAATGACGTATCCAGCCATCCCAACAAGCTTCCCATCGCTTTCGGCCACAAGCAATCCACCCGGAGTGCTGCCGCTCATCAGCGAAAGGACCGTCGCCTGAAACGATCCAGCGTCCCATTCCGCGATCGATGCGAAGGGAGATTCCTCGAAGAACGCCTTGCCCATTTCGACAATGGAGATAACGTCATCAGGTGTTGCCGCGCGAATTTCGGCCTTCATTTCAGGACGAAGCCTCCTGCTCCGGTATCAAGGCTATCGACATAGACCAGCCAATAGAACGAGCCGGCCACGATGTCGTTTGTGGTCGCCTGCGCAGCGCCATCGGTCTTGTAGACCTTCAGCGTTGCCAGCGTGCCCTTCTTGGGGACAACCGTCGCAGTCACCGTGCCCGTTGAGGTGTTCGCGGCAGTAAAGCCGTAGATCTCAAAGTCGGTGTATTTCTCGATCAGCGGAGCCGCATCGAGCGGCGTCAGCGTGATCACGTTCGTTCCCGTGGCATTGCACGGCGTGATCCGGTTCATGCCGACGATGAAATTGTACCAGGCACTCAAGAGCTGGTTGCCGTGCTCCGACAGGACGCCGGTTTTCGGGTCAACGAACTGAACGAGGCTGTTTACCTTCGGGATCGGCGTTCCGGTCGCGGCGGCGGATATGGTCATGCCACGCCCACCGTCACGTCAGCATTCGCCGAAATGATGCTGCGATAGACCGGGTCTGAAACCGTCACCTCGAACACCCATTCCCTGGAATTGCCAAGGTTGAGCCAGCGCATGCGGGTCTTGTAGGCGCCCTGCCTGCCCATCGTGCGCCAGAGCTGGCGAGCGCTCCAGGTAATGCCCCCGTCCTTGGAATAGCGGAGCATCACCTGAGGATCTGAGCCCTGCCCCGTCGCCAAACCGACGCCAGACTCCATATCGATCTCAAGGCGAGGAATGAACACGCGCTTGCGATCCGAGTGGATCGGCGGCGATACGGCCAGAAGCTGCATCGTGTTGCCGAACTCGGTAAACGTGTCTGACGACAGATAGCCGATCTTCCCGGTCTCGGAGTCGCCGATCAGCTCATAGCCATAGGCTTGAACGTGGCAGTTTGCCCGCCAGCGGCCCAATGACCTGTTGTTCTGATCCCAGGATTCGCGCTCGTGCCACAGGCCCGTGGCGATGTCCAATTCGTAGGTCTTCGCAGACTCCGGGAAGGTGACAACGACGAACTTATGACCGACCCACGTATAGGAGAAGACCAGCAGGCTGTCGAAATCCGGGTATTCCTGCCACTCGTCTTCAAGGGCGAAGGTGGAGACACGCGACAGTGACATTCCATCAAGGCGGTAGAAAATCCGATCGTCGCCCATCAGGAAGACGCTGTTGTCCGCCTTGCAGATCGCGCGAGGCGATGCAATTCCGCGCTCGATCACGGCGCCAGGCAACCGCTCGAATGGGAAGTTGGCCGCCCCGACGTTCTGCCAAGGCTCGATCGAATTCGTACCACAGACAAGCAGGATTTGCTTGTTCAGGATGACCGCAAGGACGTTGTCCGGCCGCGTTTCCGCGGAGGCAAACGCTGTCGCGGTGTACGCCGTCCCATCAAGCGCGTCAGAACAGAAGAACTTGTTCGTATCCTTCCAATCGAACACGAACCGCTGGTCAAAGAATGTCGTGGTGCTTGCAGCGTTGAAATCGGTGTCCGAAATCAGCACGAAACCGAGCAGCGTCGAATACAGATAGCCATTCGTCCCATTGACGATGACGAGCTGGGAGCCGTTGTCGTCCATCGAGACCGGGTCTGAGCCCGTGATATTGCCGCCGATGTCCGTGGCCGCCCCGGTCGATGAGACGCTATAGAGCCTTTGACCCGACACCACATAGAGTACGCCACCCATGACGTGGAAGCCACGCACCGGGCCAGACCCGCAACTTGTGAACTCGACGATACCGGGAGAACCAAACAGGGCAACAGGCGTCTTCGCGTCCTTCGGCTGCGCTTCCGCGTAGCAATTCACGGCGCGTTGAGACGACAATTGACGCGACCGGCTCTTGTAGGTCTGCGTCGCGAACTGGATGATCATCGACGGCGAAGATCCGGTACGATCTGGATGGACGCGGCCAACTCTTCCTCGAACCAGTTCACGTCAGCGAGGTATTCAGCGGCCTTCTTTTGGATCTTGGCGTAGACCGTGTCAGGCGTATCGTACTCAACCGACAATTCCTCGGCCAAATTCCACGTGATCGCATTGGTCCATTCCTCCGGGATGTCCGGAGTATTGGAGGAAGCGGAGAAGATCTGGATGGGACGCGCGACCGTCAGTTTCAGGCAGTATTCCGGCGAGGAATTTGGCTGCCAGACGTAGAGATAGCCGGACGAGTTCGCCCCGCCCCGGCGATCGTAATAGACCGCGTTGGGCGCTCCCGATGACGTCTTGTTCGGCATGTCCTGGTATTCGATGCGATCCCAGATCTGGATCGGCGTATCGATCGAACTCTCGAGGTTGAAGCGCCTGGCGGAGACGATCGAGAGCGGCCGAACGAGCTTGGTCTGGTAGGCAATGACGACCGCGCCATCTGACACTGAATCCGTAGTGACCGCAGCCAGGTTGACAGTCGAACCGGATGGAGCACCGTTGACCGTCGTCCAGAAGAACGAGCCGTCATCCAACTGAATGCCGATATAGTAGCTGGCGCCGATGCCGGTGATGGAGTCAACCGTAACCGCCGAAACGCCGCTGATGAAGTCGGCCGAGATCGCGGTTTGCACGAACGTCTCGGTGGCATGGTCAGACGAGCTCGAGGACAGTTCGTAGCGGGTCTGGTTGGCCTGAAGGAATACGGCGCATTCCGTCGTGCGCCAGATATGGATGCCCGTGCCCTGCCAGTGCTTGATCATCGAGTTGAGGGCGTCGGCCGCGCCATCAAGCATCTGGCTATCCGGTTCCTCGCCGTCGGCAATGGCCTTGCACAGGCGCAGCGCGCGGGTCAGGATCTGGTTCCTGTTCCGGCTGTAATCGTAGGTGCCCGATGTGGTCATTAAAGCGCCGGAGTTGAGATTGCGGAGTAGTTGGTCACGAGGTTTCCGACAGAAACCCCGATGGGCAGCGGGTCGGCGATCTGCAAGAGATCGAGATCGGCAACAGAGGCAACAGTCGTCCTGAGTTCGTCCCCGCCATCAAGGAGAATGCCGATGCGGTCATTGTCCAGGAAGCGAACCGTCGAAGCGACATAGACAAGCACGGCGCCAGGTATCGCGGCCTGGCCAACCGTCGTCGTCAAAGGCCCAATGACGCTATCAACCGGCTCGGGGCGCGGATCTGGCACGGTCTGCCGGTCAATCACGCCCCTGACGAAGTCCTGAGGATGCCTCTCCTCGAAGTCAGCCAGGCAGACCATGAGGCCGTCCCAGCGCTTCCTGGTGTACGATGAGCGAACCTTGAAGCCGCACTCGTCGCAGATGCGCCAGAAGTCGCCCTTGATGTAAGCTGGCGATGACATCAGGCGCGGCCTCTCCAATAGCTGGCGCCTCGCACGTAGAGAGGCAGCCTCGTTGCATCGTCTGTGTCGCCTTCCTCGTGAACCTGAGGAAGCTCGGTAATCGCCAGGTTTGAGACGGAGTCAAACCCCAGAACCATCCCGCCGTTTTCGATCAGCCTTCGGACGACAACGGCCACGCTCGAGATCAGAGTGGCGTCAATCCCGGTCAAGACATAGCTCGCGGTGCCTGACGACATCGACAGGCTGAACGCCGCGTCAATTCCGGTCTCCGAAAAGCTCCCGGCGGTGGCCGCGCCAGAGACAGAAAAGACAGCATCGATTCCAGTCAGGCTATAACTGCCGGCACTGGACGGCATCGACGCTGCAAACAGCGCATCAACGCCAGTCAGGGCAAACGCCCCCGCACCGGCCGCCAACGTGGTGGCTCCGGACGATCCGATCTGGCCTAGTGCCAGACGGCCCGAGGCGTCAAAGCCAAGCACGGCTAGGCGATCTGAATGACATCAAGGCGCGTGTCCCCGATGCCCTGCCCGGAGGCATTCCAAAGGATCGTCCCGCCGTTTCGGGTGGCATTGATGCATTGCAGCCTGAGATTGCCGGCAGGGTTCGTGGCAATTGTCGTCACGACGAGTTCGGCCCGCGCCCCCGCCGCAACCGTACTCACCGGACTGGTGCTCGCCCAGATGGCTGCTCCGTCAGATATGCGGGCGAAGATGGCCGCCGAACCAGCAGAATCGACCACATAAGCGCGGCCGATCACCAAAAACGTTCCCGTCGTGCCCTGGGCCACCGAGACGGCGGCATAAGGCGAGTTCTGGGTCGTCATCGTCACATCGGAGCCGAGCGCAGAGCTAAACGTCGTTGGCGCAACCGCAGCACCAATATTGGTGCGGGCCTGGGCTTTTTGTGCCGTGGTGAAGCTGTTCGACTCTTCAACCGAGATCAGGTCCTCCTTGAGCGCGACAATGGCGACCTGAGGCGCCGCGGAGAAATTGATTTTGCTCGTCGTTCCTGACGAGTTGTAGAGCACCGTCGTTCGCGCGAGAACGCCCGTTCCAGTGTTGTACGCGCCCTCGCCCAATTCCCACTGCGAGAGATCTGAGCTTTCCGCACGGTACTTGTAGACGCGGCCGTTGACCACGCCGGCCGCGCTTGGGCTTTGATAGCCCGTGACGGCGCTGGAATACGTCCAGTCCGTCGTCCCGCCCGCAGTAGGGTTGAAGCGGCAGACGTTGAGAAAGGCAGCCATCAGGCGAGCGTCAGAACGCCGTTTGATCCGTCAAAGTCGACGGTGAATGAGTTGCCGGATGTGATGGTGATGTTCGTCCCATAATCATAGTAGCCGATCAGTTCATTGTTCGTCGCAGTGTCGTTGTAGAGAACGACATAGCGGAACGGCCCGATCGAGCCGCCGGTTGCGGTAAACGTGACATCGGTCAAGACGAGCTTATAGGTTCCGGACGTTTGAGCCGACGACACCTGCGCCGTGGATTCGCCTCCTGTCGTATATCCGTTCCCGTTCGCAATCTCCGTGATGTTTGCAAGAACGGTATCAGTTGCAACAGGCGCCGTATTGGTCAGGGCAACCTTCAGCGTGTCTGAGCCGAGATTGTGGACCTTCTCCGCAAGAGCTTCCACAAACGAGTTGAACTTGTTGAAGGTTGCCATCTATCAAGCCGCGATGAAGGCGATCTTGTCGCCGGTCTGGACCTCGATGTGGTAATACTCGTCCGCGGACTGTTTCATCTTGTCCGTTGTTGCGGTCGGGTTGGACCCGATCGTCCAGTGAAACGCAGCATCAGCCTTGAACGCGATATAGCGGGTGGTAGAAGCGAAGGCGGCAGATTGCGTCGATGTGGTGAACGTAACGGGCGATTGCTCGACCGTTCGCGGAGTCCACTTCGCCATGACCAAGTTCTTCTGACTCGGCCAGTCAGCAAATTCCAGGATATAGGCCGTCGCCATTCTCAGCGCTCCTTGGCTGCCATAATGTAGTCCACCGTCATGATCTTCGCGACGGCCTCGCCGTTCTGGATGCCGAACGAAACGGTCAACTCGGTGTCGGGGAGATAGGTGGAGGAGCCGTCCAGCGTGCCGAGATGCGCGTCGTTGACGTAGTACTTCACGGCCGACTTGCCGTCGTAGTACCAGGCAACGGTCAGATAGGTATCGCTGACGACGGTCGCGATGTTGGTGGCCGAGGTCGAGCCCGTCGTGGCGTTCTTGCGGCAGTAGACGTCGAGCTGCGCGTCGCCATCGTCCTTCATGAAGTAGATGCCGTTCGTGGCATCCAGGGGCGAGGTGTCCGTGATCTGCAGGCCCATCACGAAATCGCTCTGCGTCGCGTCGGAGACCTTGAAGCGGGCCTTGAACCACGCCTTCTTGCCGGCTTCCATCAGGAAGCTCTCACCGACCTTCTGGAAGAAGTCAGCGTCGTTGTCGGCCGCGTCGTTGGTGATGACCAGGACACCACCGTCCGCATCGCCAAGGGCTTCGGTCGCGGAGCCGGCGCCGGCTTCCGTCGTGGTGATGGTCCAGTCTCCGACCACATAGGTGTCGAAGTCGTTGAAATACATGTGAACCCTGGTCGGGTCCGACATCAGGAATTCGCCAAGCGGATTGGTCTTGCCGACGTTGGTAACGCCATACGGGAAACGAGACGGAGCGCCCATTGTAGTACCTTTCTAAAGCGTTCTGGGTGGAACGTCCTTGCGGACGCTTTGAAAGAAAAAGGCGGCCCGTAGGCCGCCCATGTCGTCAGATAAGGCCTCAGGCCCCCGGCGATCCGAAGACGCCGAGCGGATCGGTCCAGCCGACCGCGAAGCGCATGGTCGCCTTCGCCTTCGCGTTGCCCGTATCGTAGTCATTATCCTGGGCAAAGGCCAGGGCGCGACGCTCGAACATCTGCATGCCGTTCGGGCAGTTGGTCTTGAGGAACCACGCATCGCTGTCCGTCAGGTAGTGGTTGACCGAGTAGTCAAACATTCCCTTCAGGGCGTTGATGTCGTTGTTCGCAGTGCCGGACTGCTGCTCGGACTTCAGGATACGCTTGGCTTCGAACTGAAGGTTGACCGGGATGATCAGCTTCGTCGGGCGCAGAGCGATGTTCAGACCGCGCTCGTTCTTGGCCTGCCCGATGAGGATAACCAGATCCTCGAGGGCAGCTTCCGAGAGGTCCGCCGCGGTCGTGAGTTCGTTCTGGAACGTGCCGGCCATGGACGGGTGGTCCGTAGCGCAAAGCTCCTTGCCGTCACCGCCCGTATAGGACGAGTTGAAGGCGCGGTTCAGGACGTTCGCAGAGACGATTTCCTTGGTCTGACGCATCGAGAACGCAAGGCGCTTGATGCGGCGACGGGAGACGATCTCATAGAGATCGTCCTCCAGCTCCTCCTCGGTCACGACATAGCCAAGGCCGTACACCACATGGGTGTAGCGCTTGGTGTAGCCCTGAGACTCGGTGTCGTACTGGACGCCGGCGCCCTCGGACTTGATCGGGGCGAGACCAAAGCCGGTGAGCTTGGTGTCTTCCTCGTAAGCCTTGGACGACTTCTCGGAGTCGAAGATCTGCGTGTATTCGGTCGGCCATTCGTTGTACTGAGCGCCGAAGAACGCATGCATCCCAGGCCATAGGGCTTTCGGATGGTTGCCAGTCGTGATGATGCCAGACATGTTGCTGTGCTCCTCTTAGATGCCAGCGACTTGGTTGGCGCGCTGATGGCGGTTGATGCGAACGAGCCACTTGGCATGCTCGCCGATCTCGTTGCCGGTCCGGTTCTGGAAGCCGACAATCTGAAGGTCGAGCGTGTTGGTGGTCGCCTCGGTCGCATTGTTCAGTTCGACGCCCGAAAGGCCCGTGGTGGTCGAGCCGGCCGCGACGACGAAGTTGGCATTGAGGCCAATATCGTTCGCAGTCAGCGCAGTGCCGCCGGAGACTTCCTGGATTTCGAACAGAAGGTTCGGATCATCAGCCACGTACACGATGCGCTGGGTGGACGCGGCACGATAGATGGTCGAATCGCGACCGTTTGCGCCGGCACCGAGCACGGGATCGACGGCAACAACGACACCCACCATCACGTCGCCGGTGGCGGCCTGGTCAACGTCCTGGTAGATCACGCCATTGATCGTCCGGGCAGTGCCAGAGATGATGACGGGATCGCCGATGTAGATGGCCGTGGCGTCGCCAGCAGCCGTCGAATAAGCGTTCACCGCCCCGTTGTAGGGCGCGCCGCTCATGTACCGCACGGGCCGCAGCCCGAACGGAGAGTCAACGTTAGCCATTTAAGGCCTCCAAAGATGTGGGTTTATGTTACCCACGCTGGATGGTGTTTTTCCCACCCGGAACGTAGGCGTTATCGGAGCTGTTCAGCCCCTCTGCGCTTTCCGGAGCACCGCGACGCATGGCTTCATCTCTGGCGTCGAGCAGCTTTTGCTCCTGAAGCTTATCCGACTTATAGAATTCCTTCGGCTTGCGCAGCAGTACGGCTCTTTCACCGGATGACTTGTCTGCAACGCGCGTTTCATTGCCGCCTTCCGCGGTAATGCTGGGAACGACGTCCCAATCGTCCGCCTGCGTGAGCTGCTGGACCCTTCCGGGCCGGTCGTTCACGAAGCGATAGACGAAATTCGGGTCTTTCTTGTCCTCTGGAACATGGAGCTTGAGATTGCGATCGGCGCCAAGGCTTTCGCGACGACGGCGGACCTTCTTGACCTCTTCCTGACGGGGAGGACGGCCAGGGCCGCGCTTCGGGGCTTCCATCTCGATCTCGCTCATTATTTCTGCTCCAGATAAATCTTGGCGTAGCGCTCACGCGCCTTCTGCAAGTCCTTCTCGACGGTCTCGCCCTTCTCCAGGAACAAGCCATCTTCCTTGATGAAGTCATCGGCCTGCTTTTGGGCGTCCGCCGGCAGTTTCGACCACGCCGAACGGCCGGAATCGCCACCCATGCGCGAGCCGCCGCCCTCGACGCGAGAGCCCTTGCGCTTTGGCGTGTCGTCTTCATCGTCGTCGGCCTTCTTTTCCTCCTCGAAATGCTCGGGGAAGCGCTTGGCGACGTATTTGCGGACCTCTTCGAGGTTCTTTTCCAGCGACCAGGTTGGATGATCACGGAGAAGCTTGCCGTGGCGCGTGATCGCGACGGCCTTGGCCTCTTCGTCATCCTCGAACCAGGAGTTTTCCTTGACCCAGGCCTCGACTTCCTTGGGGATCTCACCCTTCGGTTTGTCGTCGTCCTTCTTGGTGTCTTTTTTCTCGGAAACCTCTTCGTCAAACTCTTTGACTGCGGCCTTCTGATCTTTGTCGGCCTTGCGATAAGCGTCCTTGTCGCCGACTTCGACGGCCGCTTCCTTCACAGCCTCGTAGCGCTCAATGAGCTGGTCGCGCTGCTGCTTGAGCGCCGCCTTCGACATGCGCTCAAGGTTGGCGAGCTTCTTTTCTGTCTCGGCCTCGTAGTCCTTCAGCCGCTTGTTGGCTTCAGCCAGTTCGCGCTCGAGCTTCTTGTTCTGACTCTGCACGATCGGCAGGACTTCCTTGCCATGCGCGAGGAAATCCCTTGCCTTCTTGAAGCCGTTCTTGGGAGGATCGCCCTTCCATTCCTTAGGAGATTTCCATCCAAGGCCCTTGGCCTCTTCCATCTCCTCAGGGCTGGAATCGTCCTCGAACTCCTGAAGGTGGTTGGTCTCCTCGACCTGCTCGTTCAGATCTGCCTCACTCATGCGAGCACCGCCGCAATGTCCTTGTCGTTGGTGAGGCGGTATTTCTTACCGTCCTTGCCATCGACCACAGCGCCGGCATACTTCGCGAAAAGCACCTCGTCGCCCACCTTGGGCGGCTTGGCGTCCTTCCAGTCGTCGTAGGTGAATGCCAGGGGCGAAACAGCCACCAACACGCCCCTCATCTGGGCGAACTGGTCACGCTCTTTCGTCTCGTCCGGAATGATGATCCCGCCCTTGGTCTTCTGATCGACCTCAATCGGCGCGATCAGCACCTTGTATTCAACTGGATAAATCCCGCTCGTGTTCGTCATCGCTCACGTCCTCATATTTCAGTTCGCTCAGATCCAGCCCGGCCTCATACCGAGCCTTCAGCTCCACTAGCGCAAGCTGGTCAGCCTTCCCGCCATCCCAACTCATGCTGATCCACGCGGCCTTGTTGGCCTCTGCGGTCTCTTTGACCTTGGCAAGAACGTATTCGGTGACTGGATTTGCCAGCCATTCCTCGAACAGCTCGCGGTCGATTTTCACGCCGCCTCTTTCTTCTTCGCCTTGGCATCCTTGGCCTTGACGTCCATCTGCTCACGGTTCATCGCGCGGTCCTCCGCTGCGTTCACCACGTCTTTCTCTCGATCCATGTCACGGTGCGCGTCTTCCATGTCCTGCCGATGCGCCTCAAGCTGCAATTCGGCCGGCATCAACTGTGTCTCCGTGACAGTCTTGGCCGTCGTCGCCTGATCCTTTTGCGCCGCCGCACGGTTGCGCTCAGCCTCGGAGGCGACCTTGTCAATCTCGGTCACGGCCGCAACTTCCTGCATCTGTGCCGCCTTCGGATCTTGCTTCTTGATCAGCTTCTCGAACTCAGGAATGCGGGCCGCGTCATAGACCCGGCGCAGTACTTCCGTGCCATCCTGAAGCGGGCCAAGCGCAGGATGCTCGGCGACCTGCAACAGGAGCTGCGATTGCGCCTGCCGCTGCATGTCCGTGACCATGGACGGATCAGCAACCGGGCAAATGTCCATCGCCCCGATGTCGTAGTCGTTGGACTCGACGACTTCCTGTTCGTCGTTGAACGTGAAATACTGCTTCTCGTCGATGAACTTGGCGTTCAGCTCGAACAGAAGCTTGAACTCGTCCTTCATCGCGCGGAAAATGCGCTTGTAGATCGCCGTAAAGACCTTCAGGCCCTGCTCGATCAGCGCCAGCGTGGTCGTCGCGGTCTGCGTCTTCCCGCCCGTGTCGCCCGTCAGGATGTCCTTGGTCGCGGTAATGTCCCGCGCCGCCTCGATCATCAACCCAAGGAGCTGGAACAGGACCGTTGATGGCCCCTGATGCTGGAACGGGAACACCTGGGACCGGATATCGCCGCTCACCTCGACCTGGTGATACATGCCGGGCGACATCATCAGCTTGTTCTTCTTCAGCCTGACACCCGTGCCGATCAAGCCGCCGCCGGCATTCTGGATGTGCCCAGCGTCCAGCATCTGGTTGATCGTGGTGTCGATCGTCTCGCCAAGGCTTTCGAGCAGCTTGCCGAAGCCGATGTCGTAGAACCCGCCCTTGGGGTCAGGGATGAACGGGTATTTGACGAAATACTGCTCTTTCGGGATGAAAACGATACGCTTGCCGTTGTCCCGGATCTTCTCGATGTCGTAGTTCGCGACGATCCGGACGACCTTGCACGAGTCCTTGTGCACCGTGACGATGTACGGCTCACGATAACCGTCTTCATCAAGGTCAAGATACCGATGCTGCTCCAGGAACATGTGCGGGGCGTCTTCGTCCGACCCATCAGCACCCTCGACAGGCGCCGCATTGCCCAAGTCAATGTCGAGGTATTCCCCGGCCCGCTTCTTGTTCTCGATCTCGTGCGGGTACAGGAAGATTTCGTGGGTGACAGCCGGCGCCTCGTCCAGCGAGCGCACCTTCTGGTTCACCACCAGATTGATCGCCGGAACCATCTCCGACTTATTGCGGTTCAGCTCGCCCGAGCGGTAGACCTTGCGGAAGGCACAGCCAATAATCGGGATGTGGTGCAAGAGGACGTCGGTGTCCTCCTCCCACTCCGTCATCTCGTTCAGGAGCTGATAGCTCATGTGACGGGATACGCGATCGGCCTTGGCCCGCTTTTCACCCGGCGGCTTGGCCCAGACAGGTTCTCCGCTCAGCGGGTCAACCATCGGCTCCTTGGTATCCGGGTTGATCTGCGGGATACCGTCGTCAGCACCGACGATCTGCGCCTTGACGATGCGCTGGCCGTCCACGATCGCGGGATAGGCACGCGCACCGAATTGCAGCGCGGCAACCGTGATCAGCGGGTACTTGATGTTCGCGGCGCCCTCAAACGGGTAGTTCTTGGGCTGACGAACCTGGAGCGCCAGATCCATCGCCCGGTTGGCGGACTTCTCCCACTCTTCGCGGGATTGCTTGTCGATCTTGTACTTGTGCTCGACCTCGTAGCCGATCTCGTCAAGATCTTGCTGGCCGTCCTCGTCGTCAAGCAGGATCTCGGCGATGTTGTCCGACTGCTCGAACTCAGCCAGGCGAGCGAGCGTCTTCGCCAGTGCCGGCGCGCGCTTCTTGTCTTCCTGGTCAGACATCAGTATCCCGTCACCCTTGACCGGCCATAGTCGCGCCCGTCTTCATCGTCTTCATCCGTTTGATCCTCGGGCTGCTCATAGGCGACGCACATCAAGCCGAATGCGTCTGCGCCATGGGACGACCAGTCATGCTCAGGCCCAAGCCCGACATTCCGCTCGTCGTCAGATTTCTTTTCGTGATACCAGCCCAGCGCATCGCGCCCCGGCTCAGTCGTGTCAGCATTGAACCAGATCGACGGGAACAAACGCCTCGCCGACTCGATCCGCATCTTGGCCGCGCCCTTGCCCTGGTTCGGGACAACCCGAACATCAAAGCCAGCAGACCTCAGCGCCCCCTCATACGAGGCATCGAACACCTTGTCCTGGTGCGCGCCGTCATGAGGCAGGATGCAGTACGCTTTCCCGTAGCCCTTGTCCCGCAACCACTGCACATGTGTCGCGAGCGGCTGGCCTACAGCCTCGTAATAGTCCAGCACCCGGATTTCCCGGCCAACGAACTGCGCAATCCATATCGCGCACGCATCAGCCTTGGCGCCCGTGCCGCCGATGTCCCAGATGGCCCGGATGGTCATCAGCGGGTCGGCGCTTACACGGCCGATCCTGCCCGCAGCCTTGGCCGCTGATAGGCTTTTGGCGAAGTAGGCGCCTTCCACCACGGTCACGAAGTCGCCTTCCCAGACGTGCGCGTATTGATCTGGACGCTTGTTGAAATCATCCAGCCTGGTCTTGTTCAGCGTCTCTGGGAACCAGGGGTTATCGCGCCAATTAAGCTCGACGATCTTCGAGTCAGTTGGCGGGTCCAATCGAAACCGCTTGTGCGTCGCGCTGTTCTTCCGCTCCGGGTTCCATGTGACCCAGATCTCAGATCCATCCTCACGAACGGTCGGGATGGCCTTCATCCACGCGGTCTCAGAGACCGGCTCAGCCTCATCAACCCATAGCAGCCGGATCAGCGCCTTGGATTTGATCGAGTCCAGATTGTGCCGCAAGCCAATGAAGGCGAAGTCTATCAGCCGGTCCTTGGTCCTGATGTACTTCTCGCCGACGTCGTACAGTTCAGCCAGCCACGGCTCGGAGTAGATCGCCGCCTTGACCTCAGCCATCGAGCTGTCGTCCAGCGAGTTCATGAACTCACGGCCGCAGACAATGACGCCCGGCTTGTTCTCTTGCGCCAGCCTAATGCCCCATACAGCCGCCATCTTGGCGAACGAGCGGGTCTTGGCCGAGCCGCGCCCTCCATAAGCCCCGCGGTACATCGCCTCGCCAGCGAACACCGGGACAAGCTTTGGCGGCAGCTTAATTTGAACCGTTGCCATCCCCAGCAATCAGTTCAATCTTGGTGATTGTCACCAAGGGGTTCTCTTCATCGCCGGCAATCTGCATGGGCAGAACCTTGCCGAGCAGGGTCATAAAGGCCGCCGGCTGCAATGTGGCCTGCGTTCGGAGGTATTGGATCGTTCCGCCTTCGCCACCCAGGTCATTGCCTGCGAGTTCGGCAGCCTCAAGGATCATCTCTTTCAGTTGACCCGTCAGCTTGTTCGGCGTGCCCTTCTTACGACCGCCGGTCTTGGGTAATCCCTTTGGACGACCTGCCATTTCTACTCATCTCTTGTTCAGATTTCTCTCAGATCTTGACCTTGACGAATTTGGTCCATTCGAAAGGCGTCCCGGCATACGGCCATTCAGGATGCGCCATCGACTTGAGCGGCACAGCCACCCCATACGGCCACCCGATCTGCGGCTCTTCCTTCGGGTTGTTCGCCTCGAACTCGGCTTTCTGGTCTTGGCGGTTGAGCTTGCGGGCGATGGATTTGAAATCGGTGACGATGGAGGTCATGCGTCAGTCCATTCACAGGCCAGCCACGCCAAGGCCAGAACGAAGGCAACCACAATCGCCCCGCGCTCGATGTTCGAGCGACCGTGGCGTCACATGATGCACCTCCGTATAACAGGTCGGAATGTTGCGGCTCCTCGCCCGGTCAACAAGTCCGTCATACCATCTCTGATATTTCGACATAGTTGGCCCTCTGGCCTGACCTAGAATTTTTGGCAGGCCCGGTGGCAAGGGTTGCACCCAACATCAACACCGTTGGCGAATGGATGCCATGCTACCGGGCGATTTGCCTATTGTGGAAACTACATAGACGCAGCGTTTCTAACCATTTTGCTGCGCCTTGGGCGCGGGCGCCTGCGCTTGCTCTGCTGCACCTTCGGCCTCTCGCTTCGGAAATACTTCGTGTATCGAGGCGGGTCAGTTCGATTGTATTCGCCCCCAGCGTGGCCGAGCACCATGCGGAACATCTCGGAATCTCTCACGCGCTGGGCGCGATGGTTCGGGTTCGCTGGAACGTGATAGATCCCATGGATATCGGGAATGCCGGCCCAATCGTCGCCATCGGTCAAAAAGAACACGTAGCCAGTGAAGATTGGGCACTCCTTGACGTGGTCCCGTCCGTCTACCTTCCAGGACCGTGCGTAGGTTGGCAGAAACGCGCCGTGGTTTGTTTTTTCGATCTCCCGACGGGCGATGTGCTCCATCTTCGAAACCGTCTGGGCGACCGTCCAATAGCGCTCCGTCATACCGTCGCTCCCAGCATCTTCCGTGTCAGCTCGACCGCGTTCCTAACGCCCATTTTCTCGAAAACGTTGGCTCGGTGGGTCTCGACCGTGCGATAGTCAATCCCCAGCTTCTCGGCGATTTCCTTGTTGCTCCAGCCCAAGACCACCAGCTCGCAAACCTGCTCCTGTTTCCTCGTCAGCGATTGCATTCCTCTCCCCGTCCTTTGCTGCGTGATAGTTCTTCAGCCATTCCCTGGACCTCTCCAGCCGCTCTTGCGCGTCGGTCCTGGTCGGCTGGCGTAGGCCGGTGTCTGGAGCAATTTGCGTTTTTTGCAAATTACTCGGAACCTCTCTCACCGAGCCGTCTGATGGATCTCGGATCATTGGATGCGCCTGCCATCAGGGCTCAAACCGTACTTGGCGAGCAATTCAGGCGGTGCTTGGCTAACATCAGCGATCGGCGCATGGCGCGACCACTGGCCGCCGCGGGCGTAGATCCTGACGGCCTCGTCCAGTGAAAGCTTGTCTGGGATAGTCGGCGGGCTGAACGACGCAACTGCAATGTTTACGAAGTCCTCAGCATTCAGCCAGCTCGCCGGCATCGGGATGAACTCGGTCCCGATCTTCGCGTGAAGAGTTTCGCCCAGCCGCTTTGCTGCTGCAATGATAGCTTTCGGGTCTACGCCCGTCTTTACCAGCGAGTTGAATTTCCTCTCGGCAGCTTTCCAGCCATAGTTTCCCTTCCGCCTTGGATAGACCCGCTTGAGAGTTTCAAAATCCTCACTCGGAGGCGAAGCCGAACGAGATTTTTCCTCTCTCTCTTCCCTTGTTCTCTTCCCTATATCCTCTTTCTCTGGGATAGCCGCTTGCTCCTGCATTGCTAGCACTTCGCTAGCAATGAAAAAACCTGAATCAATCAAAGGCTTTAAAGCGGCATTCAACTCGGCGGCAGAAACATGGAGGCGAAATGCAATCTCGTCCATTGAAGCTGTGATTTGGCCCTCCTCGTATTCGCTAGCTAGCAGCCAGAGCATTGGCGCTAGCGCCCTGCTAGCGAGCGGCAAGCGGTTGAACGCGAAATCCGTCATCAAACCCTTGTGGAGCTTGATCCAGGCCGGCGAGCGGTCCTTGTAATGTTGGAAGGATTTCCAGTTCTTTGGGGTCAATGTCATCGAAGCCGAGACCCCACAAAATTGATAATCTCAGATGTCACGGCGCCGACGTCACGCCAGATCTCGCGACCTGTAAACCGAAGAACAGGAATTCCCTCTGCCTGGAATGCCCTATCCTTTGATCGATCGCGCTCTGCCTGCTCTTTGGTTCGCTCGTGGAAGTCGTGTCCATCGCATTCCACAAAGAACAACTTGTCCGGAGCGACATCACATCTCACGCAAAAATCGATCCTGTACCCTCTCCACTTGAATTGAGGGGTAATAAGGATGTTTCCCCTATTGTTGTCGGGAAAGTCGTCTCCTATGACGGCAGTCAGTGGTGTAAACACACTGAGCATATCGAACGCGGTCAAAACCATCAGTTCGATTTCAGACTCGACCAATGGCGCGAGCTTTTTTGCTCTCTCGCCGATTATGTACTGTAAATCAGGCCGCAAACTCTCGAATACTCGATCGGCAGCCGACGAAATATCGAGTGACATGCTAGTCTATCCCCAACTCGCCGCGATATAGGTCGATCATAGCCTCGCGATTCCGGCGCTTCTCGGCGTCTTCGCGCTGCGCTCGGACAATTGCCCGCAGCGCTGGGATGTCATAGCCGGACGACTTCGCCTCTGCGAAAACGTCGCGGACGTCTGCGGACACCTCGTCGCGTCTGTCCATCAGATTGTTGATACGCTCTACCAGAGACTTAAGCTGTCCGTTGTGCGTTGATGCCGGCTGATCCATCCGCGCTCTCCTGGCTTGTGTTGTTTGGAACGCGGTTGGACTCACGCAGCGCGAACGAGGCGCCATCGATAACGACGTTTGCAAGGTGGGCTTTGGCGATCTCGACCGAGGTCAAAACGTCAGAGCCTGAGAGCTGGTAGTGGATCAGGTAACTACCTGGCGCCGGTGACGTCAGGTAGAACAGCTTTGCAATGCTCATGCGACCGCCTTTCGAATTGACGCTTCGTTCGTCGCCATCCAACGCAACGTCTTGGCAGCTGCTTCAAGGGCTGGAAGACGATCAACGAAGATATCTAGCTCGGCAGCGCTTCGCTTGTTGCGGGCAATCAACTGCTGTAGATTTTCAATGTGCCCGCGCATATTGACCGCTGAAATTTCGACCGCGGCGGCTTGCTGTTCGATCGGAATTATCATGGTGCCGTCCATGTCTGCGAAAACTCGGAGCCGAATAGTCCGTCATTGGACGGCACCACTAGCCCGTGCTTTATAGCGTTCTCCGCGGTCTTTCGACCAACAGGAACACCGCCAGGCTCCAGATAAAACACGACCTCCGCCCCGGCTTCTTCGCTCTGTCGGTTGTAGCAACAGAGCGTGCTGCCCTTGCGGCAAGCATTTGCAACGCGCTCGGCACGTTTCCATGGCTTCGGAGCCTTCATGCCGCCCTCAGCTCCCGCTTGATCCTCGCAACCGTCTCCAGCACCGCCACGCGATGCCTGAGGCGATCCCTGCTCTTTGGTGATGCCTTGCGGAGGGCTTCTTTGCGGCGCTTGAGGAGGTCACGGAGACGTAATTTCATGCTGCACTCCTCGCTTGCTCGAGTTCGAATCTAGCCCGTTCCGTAAGCCATTCGATGACGACCTGTTTTGCCGTAGTCCTGCGCTGAGCGGCGATCCCCTCAATACACTGCCTGATGTCGGATGGGATTGGGCTCAGGTTCTGCGGCAGCCGGCCGCCGCGGCGATGATTGAGCCAGTGCGCCACGGTCGAATGGTCCCGGTGCAGGATCTTGCCGATCCTATTGTAGGAAAAGCTCAAGTCCGCCAGGCGCGAGGCAATCTCGGCGCGCGCGTCGACGAATTTTTCCTTGCGGGACCGGCTGATCAGCTCGTCCATCGTGACGCCATGCCGATGCAGGACATCAAGGACGATCTCGTGACGCTTCTTTTCCTTCGCTGACGTTATCACTCCGCGGCCTCCATCAGGGGAAGCTTAAAGTTGGCCCGCAGCGTGCGGCGGCGCTTTTCCTTGCCAGCCTCGGACAGGTTGCGCGTCTCAGTCCGAGACAGCACGGCATGAGGCGCGCAATAGCTGTAGCCTTCTGCGCTGGCATGGCCGCAGAATGTGATTGGGCCATCTCCATATGGGTAGCGGCACTCGCCCGGCTCCAGATCCAGGAGCGAAACGTTGCGCGGAATGACCTCGACGCAGCGCAGCAACTGCAAGTCCGTCTCGGCGGATTCCATGAGTCGCATAGTGCGGCTGTTGCCGTTCGCCTTCACGATGCGAACGGTCTTGCGATTCTCCGTCTTCTTTCTCGGCATCCGCTTGCTGCCGAACGGGTTATCAACGTGAATGGTCGATGATGCACTCGATAGGCCGAGCCTATGCAGTTTGCCAATGACCGCATTGCGGCTAATGCCGCCGCCTAGCTCTGCCGCCATCATCGCGCAGGATAGCTTCCTTGCGTGCAGCTCCCGGAGCTTCTCCACGCGCTCGTCTGTCCACGTCATTCCCCCTGCTCCATAAATTTGCGCAACTTACGTTGCACCTCGATCCGTTCTCTTCGTGACCTCCACCAGGAGACCAGCGCTTTCCAAAGCCGCATCAATCTCTTCCTTGAGCTTGCGTTCTCGGTCTCCTGCCTGTTCGACGCGCTCACACACCCGGCGATAGACCTGGATGAGGTTGATCCCCACGCTGAAGCGAGGCTCTGCGGCCTCTTGCGATGAAATGTACTTGCGAACCCACTCAGCCGACGCGCCGACCATTTGGCCGACCGTGTGATAGGCCACCATGCGGGAGCCAGTACGTCGCTCCTCGCGCTCGACAAGCGCCGCTGCGGCGTTCCTGGTGATGCTGGCTGCTCCGTTCATTGGTACGCGCTTCCCACTGATTGGTCTCATTTCCCCAATGATCCATGCTTGAATGCTCAAGTCATGAAGCAATTCGATAACGACAACGACGAACTTCCATTCATCACGATCGGCGCGGCAACGCTGAACGTGGTCAGATACCTACAGAAAGACAGAGATCAGCCCCCACGCAGCGAGGCCGATGAGAATCCAGAGAAAGAAGCTGAGCGGCAGCGCGAACATCAGCGCTTCGTGGAGACGCGCTTGCGCGAGATCGAGAGGTTCGAGCGGAGCTTCGAACCGCGGAATCGAAACAATCGAACCGGCAGGTGAACGAACGATTTCGGTGTGAGGGTTGTATTGCGTCCTCACATCACGAGAGCCGGCAGGACGATCGTAACGCCCCCGTCCGATGTTCTGCCGGCTTGTCTCGTTTGAAGAGCGGAACGTCATGATCGCGCTCCGGTTGCAAAGCCTGTTCCGATGTGGAACAGGTGAGATGCTAAATTTTCCAGCGCCTGCGACGTATGTAGTCTTGCGCGTGCGCCGCGACCTGTGGCTGAATTGTGAAGCGCGGATGACGCGCCAACGATCAGCGCGGGGGGGATGCAATGACGCACGATTTTGCGGAAGATTTCGGCGGCCTTCCAACCTATTTCGTGACCAACGCTCGCACCGAGGCATTCGGGCACAACGTTCGCGTCTACCATTGGGAGAAGCGGGGAAGCATCCTGGCGCCGCAGTTCATTGCGGTACTGCCGGCGGCCGAGCTCGTTATGATCAACCGAGATATCCGCGAAGCAGTATCGCGGATATTGCTTGGCGGAAGTCAGGAGATCGGCGTGGCGGCTCATTGAGCGTCCTCCAGCTTCTCAGCGAGATCAGGACGCAGAATCTTTTTCGAAATTCCGGTCTTCTCGGAAACTGTCGCTAGGGAGTCTGGCCCGATCTTTCGCTCGCCCGTCTCCCAACGATGCGCGATTGAACGGGACACCCCCAAAAGCCTGGCGAGATCAGCCTTGCTGATCTTCTGGGCCTCTCGAAATGCCTTGAGTGGATTTGTCTCCATGCCGCCTTGTTACCAAACCGACAACATAGTCGTCAAGGACTTTGTTGCCGGTTTGGCAAACGACGCATCGCAGCATCGAGGCTATAGTTTCCAGCATGGCAACACCACCAAGGATACGGCGCGGAGCTCGCCCCCACCTCTACATCGAGGAATGGTTCAAAGAGCGCGGACTTAACGATGAGAAGGTTGGGAACCGAATTGGGGTTGACCGCGCCACTGTGTTCCGGTGGCGAAAGGAACAGCACAGGCTCAACCCTGAAAAGATCGCGGTGCTTGCTCAAGCCCTCGACTTGGAGCCGCAAGAACTATGGAGCCCTCCCGGCCGCCCGAGCCTAGATGCTCTCGTGCGGGATTCTTCGGACGATGTGATTAGTATGGCTTTCGATGTGGTCAAACGAATGGCAGGGGGAAATCGGTAGATGAAATGGGCAGTAGTACTGTCTTTGATGTTGGCCGGCTGTGCCTCTCGGCAGGAGATCGCCGCTGATGACGATGCAACATGCCGGTCCTACGGCGCCGCACCTGGCTCCCAGGCTTATATCCAGTGCCGGATGCAACGCGACGGGATAAGGCAGCAAGGCGCTGAGGCTCGCCGGGCGGCCATTCTGGCTCAACCAGACATTCCCTTTAACGTGCCAAGATAAGACAGCGCGATCCGGCCAAGACCATAACCCGCTGATTCCAGCGGGTTTTTCTGCGCCTGAATTTTTGTTGTCGATTTGACAACATTTCCTCTTGCGTTCTGTTGCCGATTTGGTAACGTGCTCCCCATCAGATCGAGACGGGGAAACGATATGCAAGACCTTCGCAAGCACTACTTCCCGGCCAACGACGAGACGGTCTTCACCGGCCTCTGCCCGAACGGCCAGTTCGGCGCCTACCTCGAGCGCGAAGACGGCCGGGTGCGTGGCTACGGGCATTCCAGGCTCGCCGCGATTGCAGACCTCGTCGAGAGCCTCGACCTCGACGAAGAGGAATTCGACCACGAAGCCGCTCGCGCCGACCACATCGTCAGCCTGCGCAGGGAGGCTGTGTGATGGCGAAGACCTACGACCCCAAGTGCTACGAGCTCGCAATCGCCTTCTTGGCCGATGAGCCAGAGCTCGACACCGAGGCCGCGCGCATCACGCTCGCCGCTGAAATCCAACAGAGCATCGAGGCTGAAATCTTCTTCATGCGCTCGACGCTCAAGGCAGCAAGGAACGCAGCATGATCCGCCCCCTCGCAGAGCTGGCCTCTCTCGGCCTCTTCCTATCGATGATCGCTGTATGGGCAAAGGTGCTCGGATGACGAACCAGCAAGTCGCCGACCAGCTTCTCGCTCAATGGCAATTGCTCTGGCCGCTCCCGGCAGCCGAGCGCATCAAGCGGATCGATGAAATCCGCGAAGATTTAGCCTTTGAGTGCGCGCTTAGCGCAGTCGCTGAGGAGATGGTGCGGTGCGACGTATAGACCTTACAGGGCAAACGTTCGGGCGTCTGACCGCTTTGTCTCAGATGCCAGACCGGAATAGCCACAAGCAAATCTTGTGGCTGTGCCGGTGTGAATGTGGAACGGAGTTGCCGATTATTTCCGGTCATCTGCGATCGGGCGCCACGAAGTCTTGCGGCTGCCTGCGCGCGGACACAGCAGGGGAGCGCGCTAGGACGCACTCAAAAACCGGCAGCGCTGAGCATCAGGTTTGGCTTGGCATGAAGCAGCGCTGCATCAATCCAAAGCATGTAGCTTTCGCCAATTATGGCGGTCGCGGCATCGAAGTTTGCGAAAGGTGGATGAACTCGTTTGCGGACTTCCTTGAAGATATGGGGCCGCGCCCGCGCGGAATGACCATCGAGCGCAAGGACAACGATGGACCCTACGCCCCTTGGAATTGCAAATGGGCTACTCGCGAGGAGCAGGGAAAGAATAAGCGTGCTCGTCGTGCTGAGACGCCGGCAAGTCGTCGCCTCTACAGCACAAGCGCGACCGGCTTCAAAGGAGTGACCCGCAAAGGCGATAAATTCGCAGCTCAGATCGGCTTCAGAGGCAAGCGCTGGCACATCGGCCTCTTCGATACGCCTGAGCAGGCGCACCAAGCTTACCTTGCCGAAGCCGCCCGAATTTCAAAGGAGATCGTAAATGTCCCTGCCCGCTGAGAACGTCCGCCAGATCGAAGGCCCTACTTCACAACTGCCTGTCCAGTCCGAAGGCGCCGCCGTGCTCGGTATGATCGAGCGCGTCGCCCGCGATCCGGGCGTCAACATGGACAAGATGATGCAGCTCATGAGCTGGCGCAAAGAGATCGTCGCGGAGCAGAAGCGCGCCGCGTTCGATGAAGCCATGGCTGCTGCGAAGGCTGAAATCCCGGTGATCAGCAAGAACCGGGAGGTTGACTTCACCTCCTCCAAGGGCCGCACCCACTACAAATACGAGGACTTGGCCGAGATCGCCCGCGTGGTCTCCCCGATCCTCGCACGGCACGGCCTGTCCTACCGCTACCGCGTGACCTCCAACATCAACGAGCCGGTCACGGTGACGTGCATCGTCTCGCATCGCGCCGGCCATTTCGAGGAAGTGACCCTGCTCGGCGGTCGAGACGAGAGCGGCAACAAGAACAGCATCCAGGCCGTCGCCTCTACCCTCACCTACTTGCAGCGGATGACCCTCAAGGCCGCGCTTGGTCTGGCCGCCTCAGAGGATGACGACGGCAAGGAAGCAGAATCCACCGGCACGATCAGCCTTGAGCAGGTCGAACAGTTGCTAACTCTCGCCGACGAGGTCGAGGCCGATAAGGAAGCCTTCTGCCGATACTTCAAGGTTGATGGCATCGCACAGCTCAAGGCCAAGGACTTCGACCGCGCCATTGCGGCGCTCAACAAGAAGCGAAAGGCGTAACCATGACCGAGATTATTCAGGGATCGCCCGAGTGGAAGGCATTGCGCTGCGGACGCGTCACGGCTTCCCGCGTTGCTGATGTCGTCGCCCGCACCAAGACCGGATATTCGGCCTCGCGCGCCAACTATTTGGCTCAACTCATCGCCGAACGCCTGACCGGCACGCCGGCCGAGACCTACACGAACGCCGCCATGCAGCACGGAGTCGATACCGAGCCGGAGGCTCGCGCCGCTTATGAGTTCTATCAGGGCGCCGCGGTCGAGCAGGTTGCGTTCGTGCCCCATCCGAAGATTGACCAGGCTGGTGCCAGCCCCGATGGCCTGGTCGGCGCTGACGGCTTGGTCGAGATCAAGTGTCCGAACACTGCAACGCATCTCGAGACACTGCTCGGCCAAGCCGTTCCCGCCAAATATGCGGATCAGATGCAGTTCCAGATGGCGTGCACCGGGCGGCAGTGGTGCGATTTCGTTTCCTACGATCCGAGGATGCCAGAGCACATGCGGCTGTTCGTGCGCCGCGTCGAGCGCGACGACAAGAGAATCGACTTTCTGGAAACGGAGGTTGCCGGCTTCCTGCTCGAGATGGCCGTGAAGCTGGCCGAGCTGAACCGCGTCTACGGCGAGAAGGAAGCCGCGTGATGAGCCGAGCCCTCCTCACCCTCGACAGCACCGCCAAGCGCGAACAGGCGATCGACTGGATTCGCAAGGCGAAGACTGGGAGCCGCGTGGAGTTCAAGGGACCGGCTCGCTCACTGGATCAGAACTCCAGGTTCTGGGCCATGCTCACGGATTGCGCCGTGCAGGGCCGCATCAACGGCCGCCGCTTCAACACGGAGGATTGGAAGACCATGTTCATGACCGCTTATGCGGAGGAGCGCGGTCTCGAGATCCGTCACCTTCCGGCTCTCAATCGCGCCGGCATGATCCCGTGCGGCCGCTCGTCATCCGATTTGTCAGTTCAGGAAATGACCGAGCTGATGGACTGGATCGAAGCCTGGGGCGCGGAGAACGGCATCAAGTTCCACGACCAAGAGGAGCTTGAACAAGCATGTTGACCAATTCGAACGTGCCGAGCTTTCCCCCCTGCCCCTTGCTCGGCACCAGTGGGGACGACGCAGTGGTGATGCCTGCGTCGTCCCCGCGTAGGGAGTTCGCAGCATGAGCAAGCTCCGCGGTCTCGCCCGAACCGAATTCCCGCTATCCGTCAAGAAGGCCGCTTTCGCGCGCGCCTGCAAGCCAGACGGCATACCGAAGTGCGAGGCACCTGGGTGCGGCAAGGTCATTCGTGCCGGCCACCTGCGCTACGAGCACTTGCAGCCGGATGGCCTGGGCGGCGAGCCGACGATTGAGAACTGCGGCATCTGGTGTGATGTGTGCGCCGACAAGAAGACGTTCACCGAGGACAACCCGCGCATGCAGAAGGCCGATCGCGTGCTGAAGCAGACCTACCACCTCAAGCCAACGCCGCGCGCAAAAATTCAGAGCAGAGGCTTTGAGAAAGCGGCGCCGCAGCGGAAGGCGTCGGCTCCGATCGAGAAATGGAGAGGCTTCTAATGCCCCTCGTCATCATCTTCCTGGGCGTGATGCTTCTGTTCGGCCCGCCGACATGGGCTGTTGGAGTCGTGTTGATCTTCATCGGCGCAGTCTGTGCGGTGCTGCGATGATCAGCCAGCCGGTCATCAACCAAACTATCATCGCGATCATCTTGATCGTCTTCTGTGTCGGCGTCGTTTCGATCTTGAATTTCGCATACCGCGCTTTGCTGCGCGTATTCAAGTCTTGAAGGGAGATAGTCCATGTGGGGACTGATGACGCCTGCCATTCTGATTATCTATTTTCTCGCACTGATCATTGCCATCCCGCTTTTGATCGGCGCGATCACAGTCGTGACGTGGCTCGGAAATGCGATGGGGCTGGGGACGTAACAGTTCTCGCTACGACACCATTGATGCATTGAAAGAAAAGATGAATGTCCTCGACCTCTTCAGCGGAATTGGCGGCTTCAGCCTCGGGCTCGAACGAGCCGGAATGCGAACCGTCGCGTTCTGCGAGGCCAACGATTTCTGCCGGCGCGTCCTTGCCCATCACTGGCCCGAGGTTCCGATCTTCAATGACGTCCGATCTCTCACCGCGCAGCGCCTTGCTGCCAATGGAATTGCCGTCGATCTCATCGCCGGCGGCTTCCCCTGCCAAGACGTTTCGCAAGCGGGCCGCGGCGCCGGTCTCGACGGCGAACGAAGTGGTCTCTGGCACGAATTCGCTCGGCTCATTCGAGAACTCCGACCAGATTGGGTCATCGCTGAGAATGTTCCTGGCCTCCGAACTCTCGGAGCTGACCGGGTACTCGATGACTTGGAAGCGGCAGACTACACCGCGAGGCCGCTCGTGGTGGGTGCTTGGCACGCCGGCGCGCCGCACAGGCGAAACCGTGTCTGGATTGTCGCAAACGCCAAGACGGTGCAGTGGGCTCCGGTCGCGCGGCATCAACCAAACCGAGATCACGCGCTGGCTGTTGCCGACGCCGACGCGATCAATGGGCAGCCAGGGGCCGCGGAGCGGAGACCGTCCGTCCAAGGAGGGGAAATCGCTTCGCGACTTAGCGAGTGGCGAGCTTGGAACGGCGGCCCTCCTGACCTTAGTCGAGTGGATGATGGGTTACCGAAGGGACTGGCTGAGAGTGCTTTGGGCGCCTTCGGAAACACTCTTCTCCCGCAAATCCCAGAAATCATCGGACGCGCGATCATGACCAGGTACGCGCTCTCATCGCCAGTGCTCTGAACCACTACAAACAAAGGGGAATTTCTATGTCGGAAGTAACTTGGAAGGTTGGAGATTGGGCCGTTTTCGACCGCGGTATTTTCCAGATCAAAGAAATCAGCGAAAGCGGATCGATCGAGGTTTCGGACGGCGTATGCAGCACGTTTGGGTATCTCAGTGACAGGCTGCGCCCTCTCACCCTCCGCAACAAGCGGATCGGAGAATGGTTCGATTTCTACTATCGCGAGCTTGGCCGCATCAACGGAGAGCGCGGGTTCAACTATCCGGACATCAATCGTCACTTCAACGAATTGGCGCTCCGCGCGATTGACGGATCCGATGAGGATAAGTCGCCTTATGAGCAGGCGACCGACTTCGTTAGGATGGCCCGTGACTACACGCCCGTAATCCAAGGCGTGCCGCTCTTTCGAGCGGCGGCATAACCAGTCACCTCTCCGAACCATTCAACGGGTGAAGCATGAAGCCGTTCTTTATGAAGTTCAGGCAAGGCAAGGGCGACGCGGAGCGCGACGTCTACGTCAACATGAGCCAGGTTTGTTACATCGCGACGGACGGAGCGAATGGATCGGTTCTGACGTTTGCAGCCGTCCTTCAGGACGAGCCGGCCTATCTCTGCGTGAACGAGGCGCCAGATGAGATCGGCGCGCGGCCGGAGTGGCGGCAATGACGGGGGTTCACGACGGCTCCGCTGAGAGTGAAAGTGAGCCGCGCGTGGTGTGCCGCTTCTCATGCGGCGCGGCCTCCGCAGTGGCTACAAAGCTCGCAATCGCGAAATATGGCATCGACCGCGTTGTGATCACATATTCCGACACCGGCTCGGAGCATCCGGACAATCTTCGTTTCCGCGCAGACTGTGAGCGCTGGTTCGGAAAACAAGTGCAGGTTTTCAAGTCGGACAGGTTCAAGGATACATGGCACGTTTGGGAAAAGGAGCGCTTCATCACCTCGAAGCGTGGCGCGCCGTGCACTGGTGCTCTCAAGCGCGAGCCTCATTTTGCGTTCGAGCGCCCCACCGACATCATGGTTTTCGGCTACACCGCCGACAAACCGGACCAAGTTCGCGCTGCTAATCTGCGGAAGCAGAACTTCGAGAGAGCGATCGAGACGCCCCTGATCGACGCCAGCCTGACGAAGGCCGATTGTCTAGCCATGATCGCGCGCGCCGGCATTGAGCTGCCTGCAATGTATAAACTCGGCTTCCAGAACAACAACTGCATTGGCTGCCCGAAAGGCGGCATGGGCTACTGGAATATGATCCGGAAGCACTTTCCGGAGCAATTTGAACGCATGGCGGCTTTGCAGAGGCACCTCGGGCCTGGATCATTCTTCTTTCGGGAAAAGGATGAGACGCGGTTCGGCCTTGATGGCTTGCATCCCGATCGCGGCGACATCCGAACGGAGCCGAATATCGAGTGCTCCGTGATGTGCCACACCGCTGAACTTGAGATCGCCGAGGCCGCAGAATGATCAACAGGACCGCTGAAACCATCAGATTCGATATCTTCATGGCCGGCGACATCGCGCAGGCCAAGCAGGTATGCCGTGATTTCTGCTTCTCCGTTGGCCTGTGTGTCACCGTAGAGCCCGTCACCTTCATCTACACAGGCGGTGAGGAAGCTGGCTTCCGCATCGGTCTGATCAACTACCCTCGCTTTCCGACCACGCACGAGGCGTTGCGTGAACGAGCATTAGCGCTCGCGGAGAGCCTGATGCATCAACTTTTTCAGCAGAGCTATTCGGTCATCGGCCCCGATCAAACCGAATGGTTTTCACGGAGGCCGGCCGATGTCTGACACCTGCGAATGCGGCTTTGTGCCAGACGCGTGTGCGGCCAATCTCTGCCTCCGCAAGAAAACCCACTTGGCCGGGCTGTTGCCGGGTAGCAACTGGCCCAATACCGGGTCAGCAGGGAACGCAACAGAGACAACCGGGGACGGGACCGGAAACGGCCGCACCACCAAACCTGAATTGACAGGTTCACCCAGCGGGACGCCGCAAGGGGCCGGTAATTTTTCAGAGCGATGGGAGATCGGCAAGAACGGCTGGGATGCCTCCGACGAAGCCACGCGGGAGGACATCTAAATGGATAGCGTTCTTTCCAACGAAGTTGCGCGACGTATCGCCGCTGATCTCGCAACCCTAGTCTCTGAGGCGGAAAAGCACGGCACTCTGCCTCGCATTAAATCGGTAGCGTTCTACTTCAACGAAACGGAATTGCGGACCATCATCAAATTGATGCGGTCGCGTCATGGCATCCTCGATCCTGCCCAAGCAGCGGCGCTGCCTCTGGCTCCGGAAGAGATTGCGCGCTGCATCGATCCACGGGCATGGAACGATATTCATGTGATGCGCCGAGATATCCGGCAGCGGGAGGCGCTTGAAAAGGCCAGCGCGATCCTTTCCCTCGCCGCCCAGCCGCCGGCTGCTCTCCGGTCGAGACGGCGCACATGACCTACAACACGATCAAGGCGGCGTTCGACGAGTTTCGAAAGACCGTCACTGTCGTTGAGGAGAAGCCGAACTTCAACAGCTTCAGCCAGGGATATGTCGCTGGCTGGAACGCCAAGGAGGCGGCTCAATGCTCCTCTGCCGGGACCGGCGAAGCATGGAATCCGACAGACGAGCAGGTCCGCTCTGCCTGCATGTGGTATCGGCACGATATGGGCCTGTTGACGGTCTCAGAGGCCGCAGCAGTCAAGACTGAAGCACGCCTTTGGCTCCGCGCATGGCAGAAAGAGATCGCTGGCATCAGAGCAGTACCGCAGTCATTGTGGCAGCCCATCGAGACGGCACCGCAGGACGGAACGCGCATCCTGGCGACTGGAGGCGGCCTCGGGAAGGAAGTCGAAGCCGTAACCTACAATGAGCGCGTCGGCTGCTGGAGCGCGGAAACCTGCACGCTCGACGACACTGACCATGAACCCGATGGCTACAATCGTCCGACGCACTGGCAGCCAATGCCTGACGCGTCCGCGCTTTCGCGCCCTCACCAGCGGGGTGGCCAATGAGCTTACTCGCGCACCTGTTCGACCAATATGCCAACCTTGATCCAGAGCCAGGATACTGGATCATGGACGATGAAGCTGAAACCTACTGTCTGCGATGCGTGACGGTGGTTGCCAAGGGCCGCGAAATTGACGGATATGGCGGCCCCTCGGAACAGGATCACTGCCTGCACTGCCACAAGTGCGGGAAGCTGCTCGACTACACACTATCAAACTACGGCGCTCGCGAAGAACTGGCACACTTCAGGACCGTCAAATTTCGGCGCGATAAGCCGCTAGATCGAGATACTGCATATCACCTAGCCCGGCTGATTGCCGCTCACGAGGATATGGAAGTAATCCGGATCGCCGCCAAGGCCATTCGGTGCATGAAGCGGCTGCCCGCTTCCCCGCTTCCTTCGCATCAATCAGCAACCCAGGGGGAATAGATGACAACCGAAGCAGCCGAACAGCTTTATCTCGCCCAGCACAATATGGAATGGAACGGCCACCGCTATGCCGTTTTCAACCCGCACGATCAGCCCGAGCACATGCTGCCGGTGATCTACGGCTTCAACAATGGCGGATCTCCGGGTTGGTATAGCGGCGTGCTGCTGGCCGAAGACGGCACTGGCATGGGCGGGCATATCTGCTCGCACGAAGGCTACATGCGCCACGACCTCGGAATCCTTGAGGGCTCTCGTCCGGATCGCCACGAGAAGTTTCGCGAGCATTATCCGGACGGATACCGGATGGATTTCGTGCCTTCCGAGGAAGTTATGAAGCATCCGGGCCTAGAGGCCGCGTATCAGAAGAACCAGGCCAAGGCGAAAGAGGCGGCTGCTCAGTCGCCCCAGGACACCACGGAGCCGTCCAATGGCTGAGATGTCGCGCGACTACGTCATCCGCAAACGTGGATACTTCTACCGACCGGAAGCGCAAGGCTATTGCGCCGACGTGCGCGACGCTGGCCGATGGACCTACGAAGACGCCATCGCATACCAGAAGGGTGTCGAGGGCGTAACCGTTCATCATTTGCGCGAGTTTCCGGAGCCGCTGCCCGAAGGCTCGTTAGGCTCCGAAATGGAGGCACTGCTGCGCGAATGCCTTGCCGACTATGGGCACCCGAACTTCACGGATCGCCGTGGCATGGCCGATCGCATCCGGGCCGTACTCAGTCGTGTCAAAGGAGCGTGAGATGGTGGCTTTTTCGACCATCAAGCCTGGTGACGTGCTTTGGGATTGCCATCGTCAGAAAATGGGCAACACCAGAATGTCGCAGATGGGCTCGTGGCGCGTCGTTGTTTACGAGGTAGACCAGGAGACACGAAGCGCCCTGGTCTCCTGGAACGGAAACCCGCGAAAGGTCTGGAGCGAGCGCAAGCTGAAGTCGTTGCGGCGATCCAGGCCGGGCAGTCGCCATCCTGTGGGACATGTGAGCACCCCGGAGGTGAAGCCGTGAGTGATTGGAAATCCATCGACGAGACGCCGCCTCCGGTCGGGCGCAAATTCATCGTGCTGTACAATGACGGCTCTGGTTCAAGGATGTTCTGGCGCCACAATTGCGGCTATGTCGATTGCGAGGGCGACGAATATGAGGAGCTTCCTTCGGAGAACTTCAGCCTCTGGACAGAGCTCCCGGCCGGTTTTGAGTTTTGGTGCGAGGTCAGATCCGAAGACACGATGACGCTATCCCTGCCTCCGGCACACCAACCAAACGCGACAACCGATTGAATTTGCTCGCGCCAGTCAGTCACCATTTTTCAAGTAAGTCAGTCGTTCCAGAAACCCGAAAGCGAGCGTAGAATACGCATATGAGCCGCAACCCCAGCTTCACCAAAGCCCAAGTACGCCGAGCGGTTCAAGCCGCGGAGAGCGCCGGCCTGCGTGTGCGTCGGGTGATGATCGGCCGGGATGGTTCGATTGTGGTGGACGGCGGAGACGCGTCAGTGGTTCCCGTTGACAACCAGGCCAAAGCACTCGCAGCGTCATGGGATGACGTCTGATGGGGGCGCGGGTGGCAAAGATCAAGCTGCGATACGTCGATGAGTATATCGACCGAACGGGCAAGCTACGTCGGTATTTCCGGAAGGGCGGGAAGCGGATCGGCCCGCTGACCGGAGAGCCCGGCTCAGAAGAGTTCATGGCGGCCTATGCCGCGTATCTGGCGGAGAAGCCGGCGGCGGCCAAGGTCACCCAGCATGCGGACTCGCTCGGCAAGCTTATCATCGATTTCTACGGCAGCCGCTTCTATACGGATCTGAAGCCGTCGAGCCGACAGCTCTACAAATACGCGCTGGAGCCGATCGCCAAGGCGCACGGGCACCGTTCCGCGAGCACCATGCCGACTGAGGCAGCCGAGAAGATCATCAACCAGATCGGCGCCGAAAAGCCGGGGATGGCGAACCTGACCCGCGCCGTGCTGCGCCGGCTGTTCCAGTTCGCAATCAAGACCAAGCGCCGCAAGGATAACCCCATGGTGGGGATTGATCCGTTCAAGGTCGGCGAGCACCACACATGGACCGACGCCGAGCTGAAGCAGTTCGAGGACAAATGGCGCCTAGGAACGCGCCAGAGGCTCGCCTATGCGCTGTTGCTCTACACGAGCCAGCGCGTCGGTGATGTGGCAAAGATGAGCCGGGCGGACGTCGCTGACGGCCTGATCCACGTCGTACAGCAGAAGACAGGAGCCGACCTATGGGTGCCTATCCATCCGGAACTACAGCGAGCAATGAAGGCATATCCTGCCAAGGGCCTAACTCTGGTGGGCGATGCCAATGGGCGACCGCTAAAACGCCCTGCCTTAAGTGCCCTGATGCGATCGGCAATCAGGTCGGCCGGCCTCTCATCCCGCTGCGTATCTCACGGCCTGCGCAAGGCCTCTATGAGACGACTTGCTGAGGCTGACAGCACAACGAACCAGATAGCCTCGGTCTCCGGCCACAAGACGTTGAAGGAAGTCGAGCGCTACACGAAGGCTGCCAATCAGAAGAAAATGGCCCGCCAGGCCATGGACAAACTGCCTAACAGAAACGGCAAGACTGCCTAACGCAGCGAAAAGCCAAATGGTTTCAATGTCGAATTGGGATCGAATCTTAAAGCCGCGTTACCGGAAAATTGTGCATTAACAAATCGTTACACTGCCTAACTCTCACAGAAGGCCAAATTGAAATGATTGAGGAAAAAACCGGACTGCCTAACTTCGCCGACACCCGAGCCGCTCTGATCCTCAAGCGCGAGGCAGTCGGCGCCGATACCCGGACCGGCCTCACCCTCTCGACCGTGGTCGAGCAGATGGAGAACCTTCAGGACTACCGGACGCCCGGCTGGGCCTGCGATCCACGCCAGACGCTCCCGCACATGCTCAAGAAGTCTCTCGCGCGGTTGGGAGGCTGAGAGATGCCCGTGAAGGTGATGCAGGATAGATCCGACTTTGCCGAGGCAATCGCCGGCCTCCCGTTTAACGCGCTCATGGAGATCGCCACAGAGCTTGTCACCATGGTCGAAGATGCCGGAGACGACCGGGACATCAAGACGGCGGTTGGCATGGCCGAAATGCTAGCCGATTGGGCCGAGGCTCAGGCCGACAGCGACGACTAGTCTTTGCGATGTGATCACTGAGACACCCCTAATCCACAAGGAGAACGACAATGAAGCTGCCAAAAATCCTGTACGTGAAGATCGACGGCTCCAAGGGCGAGGAGTTTTTCAACCCCGCCGAGAAGCCGGAATACCTGGTCGAGATGGGCGAGGAAGTCCAGATCGGGAAATACCAGCTTGTCGAGCTCGCCGAAGCGGTCGGGATTGCTTGCTCAGATCCTGCCACCCAAGCGCAAGCCGCGAGCACGTCGATAGTCCGACGAGGTGACTGAGGAAGCCATGACAGAGCGAGAGATGCTTTGCCTTCAATTTTTGGATGATCGGATGGACGCAGATGTTCACCAGATCGGCCAATACGTGCGAGCGAACCTGTACGACTGCCGAAGCGGCGGCTCAAATTACCAGTCTATAGGGTCGGCCATCTGTGGCCGGCTGCGGAAAAAAGGATTTGTGGCTCCGATGGCTGACCTTCAGGCATGGAGGATCACAAAGGCGGGCCGCGAGGCACTTAAGAACTGCTGACGGGTTCAACGTTGTGGCGGGGCAACTACCGGGCCGAGGGCTCGGGATATTCGAATGGAGAACGAGCATGAGCGATCAGACGCTGAAGGCCATAGCGGCCGCCGACAAGATTTTGAGCCTCGTGGAGGACTCCCTTGCCGGGCTTGAGTTGACTATCAGGAAGTGGCCGGCCGACTTCCGGGTGATCATATGGAAGTCTGTTGCTTCAGTCGCGACCAAGCGCGCTGAAGCGGCCAAGCGATCCTGACCGAACACCATCACACCCCAAGAGGATAGCATGGGATACACGACAGAATTTACCGGCGCGGTTAAGCTCGGTCGCAAGCTGACGATGGCCGAAGCAAAGGAATTGCTGGAGATCGCCGCCAGCGACAAGTCCGAGAAGATCACAGGCATTCGCGCTTATTTCCAGTGGGTGCCGGCGAACACGATGGAGCACATCGTTTGGGACGGCAACGAGAAGTTCTACGAATACGTCCCGCAACTGAAGTGGCTTTGCGGCTGGTTGATGGACCACACCATATCGGCCAACGGCGAACTCTACTGGAGCGGCGAGGAAACCGGAGACACCGGCACGATCACCGTTACCGATAACGTTGTGTCTGCCGTGGCGAACACCAAGCCAGTCGGGAAAGATCCGCGCCCGCTCAGCCTGGACGAGCTCGGCAAGATGGCCCTTGAGCAGCTTACCGGGGTATAATTGGTCTTGAGCAGAGAGCGGCGCGGCCCGCTGGTAGCGGGTGCCACAAACGGAGGACAGCATGATTGACCATAAGTATGTGCCTGCGATGGAAGAAGACGGGCAATGCCCATATTGCGGCGGCCCGACCATGAACGTGGAATTTGAATACATCACCTGCGGAGCCGCCTGGAATCCCGAGTGCTTCGGGCATCAGATACGCACGCCGGTTCATCACCTGCCCGGCCACGATGAGACGATGGCGGGGCTGGATGCGCTGACCATACGGCCAGGGGTTACTCGGTGAGGCGGGGAGAGAGAACATGAGCATCTTGGAAATGGCCCGCGCGGCTCAGCACGACGACCGGCTGGCGGATGGCGCATTGTACGGCAAGCTCGCAGACAAGATCGAAGAGATGAGCGAAGCACTTAGGCTGGCCGATATCGATCTGTCGATGTTGCTGGCCGAGGTGGCCGACCCCTACGTTGTCAGGGGCATGCGCAGTACTCTTGATCGGATAGATGCCGCTAGGAAAATGCCATGAGGATCATCGAAAGCGAGCGCGGTTGCTTCCGGGGCACATACAACGAACCAGATCCGGCCTGCTGTGAGCACGATTGGCGTGATGTGGACTCTCAGTCCGATAATTTCGTGAAGTGCGCGAAATGCCAGATACCGGGCGAACGCCAGCGGGACGGGTCTATCTACTGGCCGGCAACATAGGGGATGCTCAGTGAGGCAAGGGGAACGCGATGGCTAAACTCGACAAGAAGGCTCACGCTAAAGCGCTAAGCCTCCATGAAAAGCTGCTGCGTGAAAATCCAGACTACAAAGCACAGTGGGATAGGTTGCTGGCTCAGCTTTTCACTGATCTGGCCGAAACCAAGATCCCTGATGATCAGTAGCCACCACCGGAGCCCAGCATGAGCACCACAAACACAATCGCCGAGCCTCAAAAGCGTTTCACGCTCGCCGAAATGTCGGCCGTGATGATGGATCGCAAGCGCGTTCCATACGGTTTCTTCCTGTCGCAGAAGCTCTGGGACCACATCTGCGCTCGCGTCACCGTCGAGACCGGCGGCACGATCGTCAGCAAGGGGCCAATCACGCTCAACGGAACGTTGACAGCCGTCGATCCAAGCCTGCCAGACGCGGAATTTGACGTCGCGTTCACACAGGAGGCGTGGTCGCGGCGCCTATCCTCATTGTCGAATGGAGAGTGAGCGACCATGACCGATTTTCTGCTGTTCATTGGCCCGTGGAAGACGCTGTTTTACGGCTTAGCCGCCGGCTTCTTGATCGGCACGCTTTATGGCGTGTGGGCCGCTACGCCAGCTAGGCCGTCCTAACCGTTAACAACGAGGAAACCATGTTCATTTGGACGATAAGCGACGCGATAGGGTTGGCCTGTTTGGCGATAGGGGCTCTGTTTTTCGGCCCCATCTTTTTAACAATCTGGATTCAGGACCGACGCCTAAAGCGAAGACGCAACCGCACTTGACCGAACATCATCACACCCAGGAGACAACAATGCAGCCGAACGAGAGATTTCCCGCCGACCTCGACCTTCTGGCCAAGCTCAAGCCGGAAACGCGCGATGCGTTCGAGAAGTTTATGGTTGATCTCGATGCAGAGCACGTCAAGCGAGAGGCGCCCTATGGGCGTGGATCGCTCTGGCAGATCACCGGCGCCGAATGCTGGTACTCGTTTTTTGAGGACGGCATGTCGCCGGCCGAAGCGCTCGACGAAGATATGTCAGCGAGCTACGACTAGGGTTCTGCGGTGGTGAGCAGGGAGCAATGAGCCGCACCAAACAGCCCCATTTCATGCACTTCGGCCCGGAGATTCCTGTCGTCCCGATGGGAAGCTTCTCGCGTATGGGGCTGACAGAGAAGCAATGGGCCGATGCGTGGCATCTGTGCGGCCCGAGCGCAGCACGGAACATGCAACGTCTTCAGCTCTGGCAGGTGATCGCGTCAGCCTACCTTGAGGGTCTGCAACATGGCGCCGAGATGATGAAGGAGAAATCGGATGTCGGACGCGATCAGGAATTACCTGCCGTGGCTTCTGTCGGTCATCACAATTTGGATGACTCTTTTGGCGGGTAACAAGCACCCGAAGGCGTGGCTAATCGGGCTCGGAAACCAGCTCCTTTGGCTGGTTTGGATATTCGTCGTCGGAGCATGGGGCTTGCTACCCATGAACATTGCCTTGTGGATCGTCTACGCTCGCAACCATCTGAAGTGGAGCGACCCGCTAGGCCCGCAGAACATCCGCACGTAATCGTTCCAGGGCAAGGAGCGCTGAAGTGACGTCAGATTGGAGCCCAGACCTGCTAGTTAGGATTAGGCCACAAACGAGGCATGACATGACAGAAATGCTAGAGCGCGTCGCAGAAGCCATTGCAGAGCACGGTGGCAGCAATTGGGAGTCCTGCCTTAAGGCGCCCGGGCAACGGATGGCAGGAATGTATAGGGCTATGGCCCATGCAGCTATTAAGGCTATGCGCGAACCAACGTCTGGGATGATGGAGGCGGTGGATTGCGGTGGAGAAAAGGCCGACTGGATGTCGGGCCGCGCGTGGAGGGCGGGTTACACCTCCATGATTGACGCCGCGCTAGGGGTTCAGCGTTGTCCCTGAGGAAATGAAAGAGCCATGGCAATCGAATTTAAGCTAGCAGCGGATGGACTGCCGCCACACGGCACCAAATGCGTCGTGCTTTGGTGGGATGGCGAAGAATACATCCCAGATATCGCTACGCGGCACATATCCGAAACCGTTGATGGTTGGCGAGAGCACGTGTCCTGCGCCCGCGTCACTCACTGGGTCGAATACGATCTTCTGCCTAAGTCGCCCTGAGGGAACGATCATGAGTGACGACTGGATGTACGGCAAGCGCATCACGGCGACATTTCAGCCAAAGGACGTAACGACACTGCGCCCGGTCATGCAGCCGTATATTGGGCAGCGGCTTGAGCTGGACTGGTGCGGGACCGGCGGAGATGACGAACAGTTCCCGGGCCAGCATCGCTGGATGACGCTTCGTGAGTTTGAGGATCGCGTCAACATGGACACCGAGGCTCGCGCCAGGTGGATACCCGACGAAGACCTGATCGACGCCGAGCCACTTCCGCGCATTCCGTGAGATAAACCATCATGAGCCTACAAGGAATTAAATCAACGACTATTACCTTGGCGGACGGGCCGAACGATCTTCGCCCCGTGCTCTCGGGCCTCGCCGAGGGACGCCCCGATCTTGTCAAGCTTCTCCCGTCAATGACCTCGTTGTGGGAGGAGACTTACGAGTTGTCCCCGGAGGGGGTAACGGCCATCGCCGAAGCCATATCGCGTGGATTACCCTGAGGAAGTGAAGCGCAACTGCGCTTAAATCCCCATGGCGTATTGCAGCCCCGGCATCATCAGCTCTGCCGTGCTCGCCTGCCCCGCTATCGTCTTGTGGACAGCATCGTTCGATCGCGTGTATCCCGCCGCATCAGAAGCAGCCTTGCTGGTCCAGCCCGGTGCTGATCGCAGGTTGAACACAGCGCACCCCTTGGAGATGCAGCTTGCAATGATCGCGTCGATATAAGCCTGCTGGTTGGCGGTGTTGCCAACGCTTCCGCTGTCGAACGGCGGCACGACGAAAATGAAATCCGAGTTCGCGGCCTTGATCGCGTCGATATAGGTCTCTGCCTGGGTCTTTACAGTCGAGACTGCGACGCCAACAGCACGCCATGAGTTGACAACGCCGATATCGCCCATGACGACATCAGGCGGGAACAACGCCAGTTGCCGCAGCCGGCCTGACGACGGAGACCCGGTGTTGTCGATCATGCCGGAGACGGTCCCGCCAGACGTGGCCCATTGCCTGATCGTGATTTCCTTGCGGGTGTTGTCGTAGCAATCGATGCCGTAGATCCGGACGAATCCGGCAGACCATGAAAGGTTGACCGTGTGAGCGGCGACGCTACCGAGCGATCCAGTGGCGCGGACGATGGTGTTCAGGCCAGCCGTGGTAAGAAGGGTATTCGAGCCGCCGTCTGCGTTCCAATTGAACGCGCGGCCTGCGGTGCTGTCCTGATAGTATATTTCGGCGAAGTTGGTGTTCTGCTGTGGCGTAAAGCTGAACGTGCCCGCCGCCGTTGGAAACTCCAGCTCGCTGCCGCCCTGACACGGAACAGCAGTCACTCCCGATGTGGCCGATCCGGTCGATGCGCAACGGCTATCGCGGCTCATATAGTCCGCGAAATTTGTCCCCGAGATGCCGTACCAATTGTTGGCCCCAGACGCGATGCCATCAGCGCGGTATAGCGTCGCTTGCTGCTCAGCCACCGAGAGCGGATATTGCGAATTGTAGGGCGATGCGCCTTCGTCCACGCCGCGGTCCACGCTGCTCCCGGTCCATACCTTGACCATGTTGCGCGTGCCGGCCTGCATGGCCTGGAATCCGGCGAGCACCTTCGTGGTGGTCGCGGGTGTCAGGTTTATCCAGTACGGGAGACCAGCTCTCCCAAGAGACCCGAGCGCCCCAAACCCACGGCCCATTGCGCCGAGTTTTCCAAAGCTCATTCAGTTGCTCCAAACAGCAAAAAGCCGCCCGAAGGCGGCTGTGATAGGTCGGATGTTGCGTGTGGTTAGCGGCGTCGCATTCGTGCGGTCGCCAGCTCAAATTCGAGCTTATCGGCGAGGCTTTCCGAAAGGCGCCAGCGCTGGCAGGAGTGGTCTCCAGGCCCAAGCATCAATGTAATCTCGCGCTCGACGACGGTTACGGAAGCGACCACAGCCACCGTTATGCTGCGGTCTCCAGTGGAGGGCAAATCGGCTCTCCCTTCGAGTCCAGCTTGCAGTTCGGACCCGCTTGCATCAGGACCGAATAGTGGTCGTGATGCGTCCCGTTCAATGATGGTGTCTTGATCCAACCTGCCGCCTCCCAGACGTGCGCGAAACCGTGAGGAACGTATTTGAAGAAGCTAATTCCATCGCTCAAAGCGCCTTCCTCCAATATAGGGAGTTCTCAAAGGCCCACCTTGTTTCAGGCTCAAAGAGCTTGAACCCGGCACGAATGAAGTTGTTCGCAGAGTATACCGTGTTCGTGCATTCCGAAACAAGATGCGTCCAGCCGATTGCACGTGCTTTTTGTTCGCGTGCCCGAAAAAATCTGAGTTGGAGACCTCTCCCGCGATGCCCCGCAGTGACACCAGCGCGTTTCAGATATCCAACATTCTTGTAGCGCTGAGAAGGCACCATACCGGCGAAGCCAACCGGCTCCTTGTCCAGATAAGCCAGCCACCAATAGCAATGGAAGCCGTCGAGCTCGTCGTCCGTCAGATCGGGAAAAGTGGGCGTCTCTCGGTTAAATGCCCTGATTATTTCCGCTATCTCATCATCCGAGGCGTCAACCTCTCGAATGCGATAGGTCATGTCACCTTCATCCCCGAGAACCAGCCGCCGCAGTCGTTGCACTGGAAGCGGTAATATTTGCTGTTGAGCTTCACGGCGATACCGCGGCGCTGGACGTGCTCGCTGCCGCACTTCGGACATCCCACCTTGTCCTGGTAAGCCTTGTAGAGGTTCAGGTTAGGGTGGTTCGGAGCCCAAGACCTCAACCGCTCGTAGGCATTCGCCAGAAGCGCCGTGTCCTGCTTCCCATAGCGGCGCATCGTGCGCCACGCCGCCTCGTCGCCATCGACGCAGCCCCGCCAGAGCGCCGCGCCAGTATTGGGGATCTTGCGCCCCTCCCCCAGATAGCGGCCGATGTTGTCTAGCTTGTTGCTGTCGAACTTGAAGACGCGGCGCGCAATCTTCAGCGTGTCGATCGTCTTGTAGGGGCTCGGCGGCTTGAAGCCGTTGACGATGAGTCGGCTGTTGATCTTCTTGACGTCGAATGCGTCGCCGTTATGCGCGCACACAATGTCCGCTTCATCCAGGAGAGAATGAAGAGAGCGGCAAAGATCCTTATCGTCGTGTTTATGGCGCTTGTAGCGAGGGAAATCAGGAAGGCAGACCGTCTTGACTTGCTTTTCGTGCGCCCATCGGTAGGAGAACATGAGGATGAACGTGTCGCGCTCAACCCATACCGCTCTAGCGTAGGGTGGCCGCATGGACCACGAAGTCATAAGGATGGGAGCGGTTTCGATGTCCAAGAATAGGAGTTTCACTCCCATCAGCCACCAGATCCGAAGATGAAGCAAAAAGTAGTGAAGTCGTGCGGGCTGTTACGCCGTCCGCAAAGGTGGTTCCGCCCGTCCGGTGTGTCGCGCTCGGTCTCAACCTTGTTCGGCGGGATCGGCGTGAAGTCGCCGTCATCACCCTCTTGCCTAGCCATCCACTGGCCGTTGACCATGCGGGCTTCTGCCGGCCGGCAATCCTGATCGTGGCAACAGGAGATCGCCCGGTTATCGGGCATGTTCCAACTGTTGTAGAATTTGTGGTGAAGCTCCATGTCTTGCGGCCTATGGCCTGAGTGTTGAGCCACCGTGATCCTGACGCTGAACAGCAAGACGATGATCGAGATCACGCAGACAACAGCCAGCACGAGGTATCGGTTTTCTCTGCTCATTTGCCCACCGCAGCTTTGATGCCCATCCAGACGGCGCCGGCAAAGCCAGTAGCGATGACCGTAATAACTGCCTTGAACGTATAGCTTTGGGCCTGCTCGACGCTCTTGCGCCACTTGCGGAGATGGATGAAATCCGCCCTGATTTCCTTGCGGTCCTCGTCTTCGATACCGAAGGCCGACAGGATAACGGCCATTGTCTTGAGAGCCACATCATCGACTTCGCTGGCTCGTTTTTCCTTTTCTGCGTCGAGTACGGCTTGGACGACTTGCCTGACTTCAGATTCTGTCACCGGGTATTCCCTAGAGTTCCTGTTAAGAGATTCCCGGTAGGACTATTCCCAGCCGGTGCATCGTTAGCGCGATGCGTCGGTTAGGGCTGTCGCAGGCGTGTCACCGCCCGCGGCGGCCCGCTTACTTGCGCCCGATCCATTGCGCTGCGGCGCTCACCAGCGGCATGACAGGGGCGACAATAAAAAAGCTCATGACGATGTCGCGCTCGTACTGATCATACGGCGCAGGAGGACGTGGAATTCCCCATGCCCCAACCGGGTGCCCCGGAAACGGCATCGAGTCCAATATGACTGCCGCCATATGGATCGCGCACGGCCACCCAGCCGTCAGGATGATGAGCTTTGCACCCCACCATGCATTGGCAGCCAGCTTCTGCCCATTGGTTTGGACAGTCGCGGCAAGCCATGCCTTATAGGCTTCCATGTCGAAGCCGGCCGCGGTCTTGAAGCCATCGAGTTCGATGTTTCCTTTCTGAATCTGCCATTGAAAAAACTTGTCGGCGAGCCCAGGGACGAGCTTAAGGACAGAGAACAGGACGCTAAGCAGCATTAGCGTTCCCACCCCTTCCGGCGCGCCATCGCGTACCAGCCCTCGGTTGCAACGCCGAGTAGACCTGCGATGACGAAGTTTGCGACCTCGAAAACATTCGGGTCATTCACATCCAGGTCGAGGCCAGCTTTCGTCACCCACGCGCCGATGACGTACCGGAGCAAGACCCGCGTGATGGGCGCAGCAACCGGGAGCATCAGAGCTTCGCCTTCAGCTTCTGAATCTTGTCGTTGAGCGACCCGACGTAGTCCTCGGCGCCTTTATACCAAAGGGTGACTGGCTCCTTGCAGAACCAGATCAGAGCGCCGCCACCGACGAAGCCGACAATGAGGCTGAGAATTTCCATTTTACTTTCTCCTGAAGATGCTGAGGATTACAGAGAAGAACGCGCCCCAAGCTGAGGACGCTGCGGGTTGAGGTTCTGGCTTTGGCGAGATTGGAACAATCTTCGCGCCGGTAAACGTGATGGTCGGGTCGATCGCCATCATCGAAAACAGCATCGCCACACAGCCGAGTTGCTGGTCGACGTGGCTGGCGTCGTACTTTCCGTCCGCTACATACTTGCCGGACTTGTATTGGTCAGTTCCGGCCCAGAGGTACGGGCTCGGAACGCCCTTGCTGGCGTAGCCAAGGCCGTTGTACATTTCGAGCGCTATCAGGACGCCGGCCAGAGACCAGTCGCTGCGCTTGGCGAGGAAGGGATGGCAGTTCACGAGCGCGTCGATCGCCGCGTCTTCCCACGACTTGAACGGGCCACGTCCCGCCGGGACGCGAACCGATACCCTGTCCCACGGGTCTCCCTGGGCCAGAGAGCGCCCCCAATTCTGGGACGACTCCCGCTCATGGATCACAGCGATCACGAACCATGGGACGCCGGTCCTGGCCTCAACCGCCTGATATCGCTTCTTTGCGGCCACGAGCGACCTAGCGACCTTATCGCTCAAAGTCTTCCTGGTCAGCTTGGCATTTTGCCAGCGGACTAGGCTCGCCCTCGTGAGGGCGTTAAAGTCTACCATGGGTTGCCTTTTGATGGGTTGCGGTGATAGATTCCGCCCGTTTTGCGGGTAGAAATCATGGACGAAGCTAATGGCGCTGCTTGGCGCTTTGCACTCAAGTTCTTTGGTCTGATGGCATTAATGGCCGCACTGATACAGTTCGGCGCCACGTCGATCGTTTTGAAACACGAACTCAAGAAAGCCGAGTGTCAGGCCGCCTATTGGCGTGGCATCGCGCAGAAGCAGCCCCACAACTACTGCCCAACAGGGTGCGATTGCGACCCAAGGACGATCATCAAATGACGGGCTTCTACGTCCTGTCCGTTATGATGTTGGCACTTTTGTTCGCAACGGGTATTGCTGCGATCGTCGTGAGGCGATGGCGCATCAAGAGAGCTTATGACGAGATGCGCCAGCTATACGGCGAGAACTGGCGATAGATACTTAGTAAGTCGCAAGCCCCAACTGGTTGCCGCTCTTTGCACAAGACGCCGTTGCCTGCATGTACACCGTGCACGTCGCCCCGTTCGGGCTCGTATTGATAACGGTCGTGTAATTGGCTGGCGTGCCGGTCTCGATGCGGATCAGGTTCGTCGCCGGGCCAGTCACGCCGACAACAGTTACAAGTGGCGGCGATGACCCGGAACCATTCACCGAAATGCAGTTCGTGATCGAGCCCTCGCAATGCACGCCGGGGCCAACATAGGCAGTGCCGCCGTCTCCGAACCGGACGCCGTTCGTAACGGTGAGAATGGCCGAGATATGTGTTTCGCCGTCGATGACGAAGCCGTAATTGCCGGACAGATCAAACGCGGGAGACCCGGATTGCGGCACGCAAATTACATTGTGGATGCCGTACATGGACTGGCCGCCATAGCCGATCTCGTACTTCACACAAGTCCGGTTGGCGGTATTCGGATAGATAGCCACGCGAGAGATGGCGTCTCCGCTCTGGTTGTTGTTGGAGTAGATGACCGGCCCGGTCCCGTTTGCCGATCCGTAGAGTGTCATATCCCATGTATTGGCAGCAAAATTGCCGACCCGGCTGAGAGACGCGCCCTGCGTGATCAACGGCGCAGTGGCCCCGTCGCTATCGCATTGCTTTAGGGTCGTGGCGCCGAATCCAGCGCCGCGCAAGGTAACATATTCATACTGGATGATTCCGCCGCAGATCAGGTAGCCACCTCTTGGCACAAAGACCGTGCCGCCGCCGTAGCCATGCGCGTCGGCAGGCCCGTTGCCGAGTGCGGCGAAGCGCAAAATATCTCTAAAAGCTGGCCCATTATCCGTCGCATCGGCGTCCGGCATGAGCCAGATGTAGTTCGAGACAGCCCCAAATTGCAGGACGTTGAGATCATTATCGGCCAAGATCTGCCAACTCACACCACCAGCGTCCGTGAAGCTCCCCCGCGGCGCGTCAACACCTGTAACTTCGATCACGGGCTGAGTGGCGCAGCCGGCGAGTTGCGTCGTCGTGTTGGGGTTGACGAAATTCAAGCGGTCGCCAACCCGATATCCACCACCAGGAACAGCCACAGTGATGGCCGTGAGCGCCCCGCCGGAGATGGTCACGTTGAGTTGCATACGATCGCCGAAGCCACCGCCATTGGTCACCGTGTTTTGCGGCGTCAACCCGTAAAAGGTTCCGTTCGTGCAGGCGGCCCCGGCGTTGTTGATCGACAGCGCGTTCATGGCACCATCGACAAAGGGGGCGTTTCCGACCGTATTGACGGTGATGGTCGGGAGGGACGCACAGACCACGTTTCCGGCACTCGAAACGGTCAACACTTCGCCCGCGAGGTAGCCGACGCCCTGGGCATTGGTCCCCTGCAATGTGAAGTTCGTTGCAACGCCCCCGGACACCGTCAGCGTGCCAGCCGCGCCGGTGCCCGTGCCGCCCGTCAGTCGGATACCCGGCCAGGTGCCGTTGTTGCATGAGCCGGCATTGGTGATGCTGTAGGTCAGGATCGCGCCGTTACGCCTGTAGAACGTCGCGCCGCCGCCGTCCCCCGGCTTCGCATAGCCCTGCGTCGTGACCGCATTGAACGCCGACAGGTCCAGCGTGGCTGCGACGGCCCGGCTCGGCAGCACCGGATTGATGCCGCACTGCCACCCCGAGCCAGACACCCATTTTGTGATCTGGTAGGTGAGCGTGCAAGCCGTCAACGTAATGTCTGACGTCGCCGACCCGTTCAGCGAGCCCTTCATGGTGTTCGCGGAGCCAGAGGCAATTTTCGCATTTGTGACGGCGCTGTCACTGATGCCAGCACTCGCGATGGCGCTGAAGGCGGGATTGCTGGAAGCGCCTGTGCTGGTCAGGGGAACGCCTGACGCGCCAGGCGCTGCACTGCTGAAGCCCGTCACACCAGGCCCCTTACCGATCGGGACGGCATGGTTCGGGACCGTCCCCGGCGACTGCGCCTGCGTCGGAGCAATAAAAAAGGCTGCCGAAGCAGCCGCAAGAAGAACCCTATGTGCAAGTCTCATAGCGCGTAGCCAACTCCAGGAATTCGCCGCAGAAAGACGCTGCCGCCATCGGCGGATATAACCCAGCTCGTTAAACCGCCCGGGAATGTCTCGGACCCGGAAAGGTTGATGGTTATTGGGTTGGTGCTGGCATCCATCTTCCAGTCGCAAACCAGTGTGTCGCAGACCTTCTCTTCCGACAGCGGCATGACGATTGTCGTGGCGCTTCCCACCGTCTTGTTGACGCGGACCACGCTTGCATCGACGTCAACCAGAAGGGACGTTCCCGCAGTCATTTCCATGTCGACGGTCTGCGGGATGTCCCGCGCAAGAGCCGTGATCGCGACACGCGGGCGGATTGAGAAATTGACCGGAGATGTCGAGCCGAGCGAATTGTAAAGAACGGTCGTGCGCGCCAGCGTCAGTGTTGCCGCCGTGTAGACGCCATATCCGACCTCCCATTCCTGAAGCGTCGAAATCTCCGCACGGTAGCGATAGATTTTGCCGTCAACGGCACCTGCGCTTGCCGGGGTCTGATATCCAAGGGCCGGACCAGAAACGACGAAATCGCCAGTCCCCGTGGATTGTGCAATGAACTTGCAGGCATCTACGAAGGAGGCCATCGACTAGC